TGCGACCCGTGCCCCCTCGACAACCCAGACGACTCGGACGGCGACGAGATTTGCGACTCTGATGACCTGTGCATCCACGATCCCTTCAATGACTCCGACGGTGATGGTGTCTGCGGGGACATCGACAACTGCCCCGATGATCCCAACGAAGACCAGTTGGACGTAGACGAGGATGGGATTGGGGACGAATGTGACCCCGAAGATGATCGTCCCGACACTGGGGATACCGGAGATACGGGTGACACGGACATCGGAGAGGACACCTCCCCCGTTCGCGATCTTGCCGGGGGGTGGGACTGTTCCGGGTGTTCCACGAGTAGTGGAAGCCCTCGTTCGATGCTCTACCTCTTGCCCTGTTTGGTGGTCTTCCTGCGAAGGCGTGAGCGGTTTCCCCGGTGGGGGGTGGCAGGGCTGTTTATTCTATCCGCACCTCTCTTGTTGGGGGCCGACGGCCAGACGTACCGCATCCCTACGGGCGACACCTACACCTTGATGGATTCTCCCATGCGGGAGGAACAAGGGTCATTTCGTGCGGTTGGGGGCTATGCCTGGGCACCATTGGTGCTGCGGGCAGAGGACACCGGGTACTCCGACGACTTCCTGTTGGGGCACCTGTTCCATGGCGACTTCCGTTACCAACGACGCATCGGCAAGCCCAAGGGAGCACTGGTCCTGGGAGGGGATCTCCCCGTCAGGTACGCTCGCGACTACATCGGAGGCATAGCGAACCCGCGCCTTTCAGTGGGGTTCACGGGCCACGGAGAGTGGATTGGGGGCGTACTCCGAGGTGGGGTCATCCTTCCCACCGCTGAGGAGGACAGCCCGTGGGGAGCCGAGGGGGAAGCAACCTTCGGTGTGTACCGCCCTCGATGGGGTGCTTCGATTGCAGCGGGCGGCATCTACCGGCCAGAAGAGCCTGCTTTCCGGGCCAAGGCCGGGGTCTACCTCGGGCCTCAAACAGCACGCTTCACCACCGAATGGGTTGGGGAGTTTGGAGTTCACTCCCCGTCAGAAGTGGTGGTGGGTGGTCGCTTTCAGAAAGGGCTGGTGGTGTTTGCCCCTGCTATGGGTGTGGGGCTGAACGGTGAAGCAGGGACTCCCCGCCTTCGGGGGTTGTTATCGCTCTCAGTGCTACAGCCCGCTCCCGTGAAGCACACGCCCGTAGAGCCACCACCTGCTCCCGAGGTCCAAGTGATCTCGCTGCCCGATTCCGTGTTCGCTAATCTCGGGCAAGTGGCTGGGGTTTTAGCCAACCAACCCACCTTGCGGATCAGGGTGGAGATTCATGCACAGGCTGAGTGGGGTGAGGAAGAAGGGGCACAGCGTATCTCCGCTTTGGGGAGAGTGGTCACTGAGTATCTGGTCAGTCAGGGCATAGACAGCGAGCGGATTTCTGTGCAGCCCAAAGGGCTAACCGGGTCCGACTGGATAGACCTCGTTGTTGAGCGTGCCGAGCAAGTTGAAGAGCCTCTTGGAGAAGCCAAATGAAGTTCCCAGTCTTCGTGGACAACAGCAGGCTGCCTGTCTTCTTGAGCCACCTCTCTCCGATCAACATTCACGCCATCAGCCTTGGCTTCTTCGTGTTCTGCCGAGAGGTGCTTTCAGAGCGCGGGAAGCGCCACGAGACCATCCACTTCAAGCAGTGGATGGAACTGCTGCTGCTTGGATTTCTCATCCTGTACCCGTTGTTCTGGCTCATCCTTGTGATTCGACACAGAGATGGGTCCAAAGCGTACAAACTCATCCCTTTTGAGGTTGAAGCGTACACGCACGAGGACGACGAGGACTACCTGGGCGACCGCCCCTGGTTTGGGTGGTGGAAGTACAAAGGGACGCTCACGGGTTCAGACCGTCAGACTTGAACCTGACGCTCCTGCTCTCGGACGATGGCGGTTTCGATGCGCTCCCAGTCGTCCTTGTGGATGATGGTCACGGCGTGGAACATCGGGCAGCCGTTGACCCCACGCGGAAAGGCATCCTTCATGCGGCCCATGATCTCTCCGATGTCGGCCCCCCACTCCGCGAAGATGCGGTCATGCTTCTCTACCCAGTTGTCGTAGGCAGCCTGTCGAGCGGTCTTGGCTTCCTCATGGGCAGGTAGAGAGTCCCGCCACGCAGCCACCGCTGCCTCGTGGGCAGCGTCGAGATCCTTACAAGCACGAGTACGCGCATCAAGGGAACCGTGCCATGCGAAGGAGGCTTCCTCCCACTCGCGGATGCGGCGCTGGTTCTCGGCTTTGGCCTCAGCCTGTGCCACAGCGATGTCCTCCTCACTGACGTCCCCCCACTCAAGGTCATTGAGCAGGGCCGGGTCGATCTTGGCAAGGGTCGGCTTCTCGGGAGGCTCGTCCGGTTCTGGCGGGTAGCCGGGGTGCTCTGGCTTCTCGGGGTCACCCTCCAGCGTTTCGGGAGGCTCTGCTGATCCAAGCAGCAAGGTGCGGATTTCTGGAGGAGCAGAAAGAGCCCCCATCGCCACCGGAAGCAGACAAAGGCTTCTGGTGGCGATGGGGATCTCTCCACTGAACATGACCTTGCACGCGAGACGGTCGAGGACGATCTCGCGCATCTGGTCTTCGGTCAGTCGGGGAATGGGCATCCGGGGTTGGAGATCATCCGTTTGCACGGAGCACCTCCAGACCGTCACGCAAAGCGAGCATGTCCCGCAACTGCTGGGCACGGTCCTCATGCCCAGCGAATGCCTTTCGGACCTCGGGGGGAGCCTGAACCCCGTTCTGCATGAAAGGGGTCAGGTTGGAGAAGGGGTCAATGTCGGACGGGTCCACCGTGTCGCCCATGAGCCACTGCACCAGCGCCCGGTACTTCGGGCCGCAGATGCGGTAGTTCATCAGGGTGATCATCGGGTCCATAATCATCATGGCGATGCTGGGGTTCGATGTCGGGGCAAACAAACCCACTCGCGTGATGGCCGACGGAGGAACCGCGCCCTCGTAGGCGCAGTTGCCCAGCCCTTCGATGGACTTGTCCCAGAGGTGGGCGAAAGAGTAGAGGCGTTCCCGAAACCACTCGGTGCGGGCTTCCATGCCCTCGGCGGGAAGATCCCACCCAGCGGGCGTTTCCTGTTCGCGTGTGGCCTGCTCCAGAAAGTCCTCGTCAGGGACGAGAGTGCCGAAGTCCTCGGGGATGAGGTCGGTGTCGATCTCGACGATCCCCCACCGTTCGTTCTCGGGGGTCGCGTTCATGGCGAAGTAGCCCGCGTAGGCAGTCGTCAGGTAGACGTGGTCGGGGCTGGAAGGGCAACCTTCCCAGATCGAGTCAGCCTCACGCCAGCCGCGAGGCATCAGCCCTGCGATCAGGGCGGAACGGGCTACGGTTTCGTTGGTTCCGTGGTACAGCAGCATCACACACCTCGCCGGGCCGCAGCCACTTTCAAGAACGCCTGCAACTTCGCGACCTCCAGTTCGCCCAGAGACGTGCAGTCCCAGTGCCCGTAGACGGAACGGTAGCCGAGGATGTAGCGAATGCCGACCCACAGCCGACGCCACCAGGGGTGGCGATGCAGTTGAACGGCCACGTACATGAGGTCATCGTCCTCCGAGTCGTCATTGGCAACGAACTCGATGGTGTGGTCCACGCTGTGACAGGTGCAGGTGACATAGTGGGTTTCAGGATCGTACATCACACACCTACCTGTTCGATGACGACCGGGCCGCCGCAGTCGGGGCACGAGGTTTCGTCACAAATCTCAAGGGTCGCGTTCCAGCCGCAGCGTGCGCCGCTGGCTTCCACAGCCTTGACGTGCTTGCAGTGACGGCGGATCTCAAAGCCCCTGCACTCGCAGGTGTGTCCGTACTGGCAACTCTGAATGTCCATGTCGCGGGGCGAAAGACGCATCCACCGGACGGTGTACGGGGTTCCAGTGGAACCCTGAATGGTGGTCTCCCAAGAGACATTGGTGGCGCATATTGCGGTCGGGAAGATGGTGAGGTCAGGCATCACGCACCCCCGCAGTTGTAAAGGTGACAGCCCAAAGAGTAGGACCGACTGCCCACGCCCATGATGAAGCGGTGGTGCAACTGCACGTCTGCCTCGGTGTGGTTCTCCATGTCGCCCACGAAGGGGGTGCCGTCGAAGCGGTCGAACCACCGGAAGGCGAACTCGCAGAACAAGTAGCCAAGGAACTCAGTCACGTTGTTCATATCAGTCTCCGAAGTAGTGGTTGAAGGTGGCACGGACCCAGAGGGTCGCGAGGGGAAGGTTGGCAGCGACGGCAGCGAGGGCCAGCCACTCGCCGTGGCAGTTCGCCAGATGAAGGTGCATAGGATCTCCGTTGGTCCCTCAACGGGACTGGGGAAAGGGGTAGACGTTGTGGGGAAGGTTGACGGGGATGGGCTCAAGGACGGGTGCAGGGTTAAGTGCTTGCTGTGCCCGATACCACGCATCGAGCGCAGCACAGATGTGGACGACCCACCCGAACAGGGCGAACGAAATCGTCCAGACGATCAAGGCCAGAACGGCGAAGTAGATCGCCCGGCCCGGTCGCCCGGTCGCCAGTTGCCCCAGCCCCGGTAGGAACAGGGACAGGACACCAGCAGAGGTAGGGTCAAGCATTTGCGGCCTCCTTGGAGTCTTCGCGGGACTCGATGATGGCGTTGATCACCTTGCCCCAACGCTTCTGAATGTCGCGCTGGATGCTCTCGACGGAGCCATCGACAAGGAGATCAGCCTCGTCACGGATGCAGTCCATGAAACGGGCCTCCATGCGGAGGTGGACCGCAACGATCACTGCCGGGGGCAGGTTGAGGATCGCCTCGTCGTCGGGGTCGATGATCTCGTCCTCGTGAGACTCGATGAAGTGGGATCGGGTGTGCTCTATGATCTCGGCTGCACTCGCATCCCACCGGGGGGAACGAGCCATGCCGGACCAGACCCCGGACCCGGCGAAGTCGAGAGCCCGTGAAAGGCAACCCAGGAAGGCATCCCCGTCCAGCAGGTCCGCGAAGTCGGACCAGCCACGGGTGGCATCACTCACCATGCTCCACGGAGCAAAGTCGGTTCCACTGGCTTCCCAGCGGGCCGTTCCGCGCCAGCGGATCTCAGTCCGCATCATCTGGACGACCGCGATGCGGTCCTCCAGGCTGGGGAGGGTCTGCTTGCCGCCGTACCAGTGCTCACCGAGAAGGTTGGCAACACGCTCCGCCTTGGAGCGGGAGTCGATCAGTTCAAACGATTGTAGATTGGTCATGCTGTTCCTTTGACCTCTCGACGAGGCAGGGGAGGTTTGTAGGTGCAGGGCGCGGGTGCGCCCCTCTCATAGTCTTACGGGAACCGGAGGCACGATTAACGGGCTGGGGGCGCAAAAAGGTTCGATGTTTTGACCCCCTCCGAAAAGTCAGGAAGCGCCCGTTAATCCAGCGGTGGGTTCCCGTAAGTATGTAGAACACCCGTTCCTTTGATCCCCACACCCTTTCCCTGTCCCCCATTGAGGGGGCAACCGGAGACAACCACCATGAACCTGAACCCCACAGATTATCAAGGCATCCGTGCCGCCGTCGGTGACGGACGCGCCTTTTGCATCCGGTACGAATACACGGGCTACAACGGAGAGAACGTCTCTGGACAGTCCGACAAGTTTTGGTGCATCGAGCGCCCCTCAGCCAATGACTCGATCCGTGTGCGTTACGGCAAGAACGACGGACGCCACGGACAGACAGCGAACCGAGGCATCTCCTTCTGGGACGCTGACACACGCGCCGACAAAAAGTTGAAGGACGGCTACGTGCTGGTCAGCCAGTCCTGCGAGGATGCCCCGGCTCCCGAAGCAGCCGTCCCGACAGCCACGCTGCCTCCGCTCTCCGAGTGGGCCGCGACAATGCCCGCCCCTTTCAATGCCATCACCTCCATCGACACCGACGGACGTGCCACCAACGCCTCCGGGCAGTTGGTGTGCAACATGACCGTCAGTGACGCAAACACCATCCGCGCCCAGTACTTGAGCGCATAGGAGACACCATGAACCCCAACACGATTGCCTCCGCGATCACGGAGGCACGTACCGCGTACTACGCGGGCACCCCTACCATGACAGATGCGGAGTTCGATGCGCTGGAGGATAGCCTCCGTGCGCTCGCCCCTAACCACCCCGTTCTCGGCAACGTGGGAACCGCACCCTCGTCCGGCTGGGCGAAGGTGACCCACAAGACCCCGATGGGTTCCTTGAACAAGGCTCAGGACCAACCCCAGATGCAGCACTGGTTCACCAACACCGTTGGGGACAGCCCCGCCGTGCTTGTAGTGGACAAGTTGGATGGGATCTCCATCAGCCTGCGCTACGACAATGGCACCCTCACGCAAGCCGTCACCCGTGGTGACGGGATCACGGGTGAGGACATCACCTCCAACGTCCGGCTCATGAAGGGCCTTCCCGCACAGATGGGTGACTGGTCCGGCTACATCCGAGGCGAGATCGTCTGCTACAAGGCTGACTTCAACGCCCACTTCCAGGGGGACAGCAACCCCAGGAACACCGCTGCGGGCACCGCGAAGCGCCAGTCAAACCCGGCGAAGTGCAAACACCTCACTGTGGTTGCCTTCGACATGACCCCCGATGTTGGGGTCTTGACCCACAAGCACCAAGAGTTGACGGCTCTCGCTTCGGCAGGGTTCACCTGCCCGAAGTGGAAGACGGCGAATGCCGTGGTCCAGATCCAGGCGGTCTACGACCGCTACGTTCAGCGCGAACGGGACGCGCTGCCCTACGAGATCGATGGGTTGGTCCTCATTATGGACGACACCAACGACTGGAAACTGGTGGGCGAAAAGAACCACCGTCCGGCTGGCTCCATCGCGTACAAGTTTCCCCACGAAGCCCGGACCACAACCCTGCGGAACATCCGTTGGCAGGTGGGGAACTCGGGTCGCGTGACCCCCGTTGCCGAGTTTGACCCTGTTGAACTCGCTGGGGCCTCGGTCAAGCAAGCCAGCCTTCACAACGTGGCGAACATCGGTCGGCTCACGGACGGCAACGGGTTCATGGAGGGTGCTGGCATCCTCGTGTCCCGCCGCAACGATGTGATTCCATACGTCGAGGCACTGGTCTCGCAAGACCCGATGAAGGACGAACTGGAGGCTCCTCACGAGTGTCCAGAGTGCAGCACGCTCCTCAACATGGTCGGGGAGTACCTGATGTGTCCTGACGAGGGGTGCCCCGCTCAGACCCTCGGTGCCATCCGACGCTGGCTCAAGAAGGTCGGCGTCCTCCACTTCGGGGATGCGCTGCTCCAGGCAGTCGTTGACGCTGGCATGGTTTCGACCATCGCTGACCTCTACCGACTCGACGCCACGGCAGTCGGCGCACTCGACATGGAAGGGCGCAGGGTCGGAGGTGCTGCGAAGCGGGCACTCGACTCGCTGAACGGCCTCAAGACGCTGCCCCTGGACACCTACGTTGGCTCGCTGGGTATCCCCCTGTGCGGTCGCCGCATGGTGCGGAAACTGGTGGCCGCTGGCATGACGGACCTCAACGCCATCGCGAACGCGAGTGAGGGTCAGTTGAGCGCGGTCCCCGGCTTCGGCAAGGGCAAGGCAGAGTCGTTCCGAGCGGGCTTCGACGCTCGCAAGGGGACGATCCTCGACCTCTACCGCGAGGGTGTCACCGTGGCCCCCTACGTCGCCCCTGCGGCCCCTGCAACGGGCACCATGACTGGTCAGGCTGTGTGCTTCACCGGAGTCCGTGACAAGGCTCTGGAGGCATCTATCGCCGCTGCCGGGGGGCTTATCAAGTCCAGTGTCTCCAAGAACCTGACCATCCTCGTCGCCAAAGACCCCAACTCGACCTCGGGCAAGGCCCAGAAGGCACGCGGTCTCGGCATCGAGGTCATCGGTCTGGATGAGATGCGGGCGCGGGTCTGACACCGGACAACAGTGACCCCAGATCCTATACCCCCCTCCGCCGGGTTGATCGTTCGCGAGGGATGGACCCATGTCCGCCCCAAACAGCCCATGCGTTTTGTTCGGTGAGAGCACACCAAACACCATCGAGATCATGCGACCCATGTCCGGCGCAAACAGCCCATTCGTTCTGTCGTCTGAGCACCCCACATAAACCGCCCCCGTGGCACCCCAACGAAGAGGGGAGGTCTTCGACTCCCACATAGGAGGATTATGGAACCCACCAGCAAACCCATGTTCGCCGCAATCGAGTACGTTCCTCTGAGTGATGGTCTGAAAAAGTACCACCGCTCAGGCAAGAGGAAAGGCCCGGAGTTGCGAGCACTGGGGATTCTTAGGCAAGACGGCACCTACACTGCCATCAACGCCTACGACTACGCTTCGTGGATCGTCGGAACAAACCCTCGCAAGTGCTTCCCTGTTGGCGTCGGAGCCAACAGGGAGATCATCGAGGTGCTCGCAGAGCGCCTCAATGATCTCTTCACGGAAGACAAGTACCCCCCGGTCACTGCCATGCGGCAGTTGTACCGAGCGGTGTACCGCGAGGCTCTCGACGATCTGGGATTCACCCGAAAGCGCCCCAACGGGGAGTGGTTCGGGGAGCCCAAAGAAGAGCGTTGACCGAGCCATGTCCATGAAGCCTCTCACTCCGGTTCTGTCGGAGTGAGAGGCTTCATTCTCCCTCGACCCCAACCCCAACCCTGGAGCGCCTATCGGCCCTTTCCCATCCTATGACGAAGCCAAGGGTCCACACGACCCTGCGGAACTTCAACACCGCTACCCGTGTCCTGACTCCACGCCACCAGAGCCAACCAGTGCGGATCTGCTTTGCAGGTTGCCGAGGCTCAGTGTCATGGATCGGTCACGAAACGGCACGGTGCGCCTCGTGCGCCCCGGCTGATACCGACCCCAACATCCCCCGCCCCTGTGGCACCCCAACGTGAGGGGGAGACTCACGCGGCCCCATATAGGAGGTGTTTATCACCCCTTCTGATACCCCCCGTCCTTATCTCGACCGCCTTTTGGAGTACTACCTCCGACTTGGCATCATCGAGGAGGAGTGGGTTCCCCAGATCAAACAGAAACTCGATGAGACCGGCAAGGTGTTCATCCCAGAGCAAGAGGGCGTCACGCGCCTTCATGACTGTGCCGAGTTTTCGATCAAGCACACTCTCAAGACCGGGAAGACCATCAGGGTCTACCCCGTGACCGAGAAGCCTTGGGCGACGTTCCTGTTGATGGGGGCACCCGTTTCCGGCCCGCTGAAAGGACTGTGTATGTGGATGCCCGAGGCGTTCTTTGAAACGCACGGCGAAGATGGTCTGCCTCTGGACCTGTAGAGTACCGCGCCCCCGTGCCCCCCAGCACGGGGGCGCTTTCGTCGTTTTTGAGCCCCCGAGAAATCTGACACGGTAGCCTCGCTATACTTACTCTTGGACATCGGGCCACTATTCCTTCCGAGGGGTCGAGAGGGAACTCCTCCCGGTTGCAGCGGTAGCCTCGCTATACCTACCACCAGATAGAGCAGGAGCCTGTCCATGTCCGAAGCGCCCCAGACACAGACCAAAGCCCTTCAGTGGGGCAAGGACATCCTCGTGATCTTGGTAATCCCGGCGCTACTTTGGATCGTCAAGTTGGAGACGGGAAACGCCCAGAGGGACTTGATTATCCAACAGGCACAGAGTGAGGTAACAAGGTTAGAGGTGCGCTTTTCGGAGATCGAAGAAATCGACGACCGGGTCCAACAGAACGCTTTGCATCTGGCGCGGCTGGAAGGGAAAATCGACACTGCCAACGGGAGACTTGATGAGATTCGCTCCATTCTTCTGGAAAGGTAAGGGCAAGGCTGCTGCTGCTGTCAGTGTCCTGCTGGCCATGGCGGCCTTCCTCGCGTTCTACCGCACCTACGTGTGCTCTATTAAAACCCCCGATGAAGTACAACTGGTTGATAGTGCCATCGAGATCACGGTGCTCCCCCCAAACGACCCGCACGCTGACCCGGTCCCGAAGCAGGTCCAGGTCAACACCCCCGAAGACCAACAGATGCACCAAGCCCTCACAGAGCAAACCGCCCTCCTGCAAGAGATCTCGCAGGATATGGATGCTGTGAATCAGAGTCTTGATGAGATCACAATCCTGCTTCAAAAAGAACGCCGGTAGCCTTCCTATAGAACTACTCCTCGCATAGCCTTCTGGAGCCCCCAATGTCAGACAACAACGACCGTTCCGCCATGATTCGTAAAGCCCACTCGTTGCCCCAAGGAGACGACGAACGACGCGCTCTCCTTGCCGCTGTCAAGCAGGCAGACCTTGAGAAAGAGGCCATCAGCAAGGACACCCAGGAGTTCACCGACTGGGTCATGCTCAACATGGCTGACTCTCCGATGTCCGAGCGGGCCATGGTCAAGGTCGTGGAGAAGATTCTGGGCCGTGAGCCGAGCCAGTACGTTGCCAAGCAGAAGCGCGGTCCCAACGTAGAAGTCGGTGACATGCTCATGGCGAAGCCCGACAAAACTCCCGAGGTCAACAAGGAAGTGGCTGAGGAGTTCAAGTACGAGCCGGGCACCGTCGAGAGGGTGGACCGAGAAAGCATCCTGCTCAAGTACAAGAACGGACAGACCGCTCGCTTTGAGGGCACGAAGACCGGCGTTACGACCGGGCTGTATCGCTACACCCCGAAGCATGAGGTGGGTGGACAGAAGGGCAAGCAGACGATGGTTGAAGCCATCTACTTCAGCAAGCCCGGCGAGGTCAACTCCTACCGCAAGCACGTTGTCTCCGAGTACCAGGAGCGCGGCGAGGCCCGAGGTGAGGACCGCAAGCGTCCCTATTACTCTGGCCCCATCACCGCATTCCGCTACCTGAAGGACGGCACGAGCGTCATCACCACCATCCTGGCACAGCAGCGTCCGTACCCAGTATCGGTCAACCCGAAGAAGGGTGATCTCTTGTACCTCGGCATCCTGGGCAGACGCCCCAACTGGAAGGGTGACTACGAGAAGGATGTGGCTGACATCGTCGAGGACGCCGATTGAGATCGGTTGGGTATGGTACGGGTCATCTAAGGAGACCATGAACATGGCAACTGCAAAGACCCGTAAGCCCGCCCGCAAGAAAACCCCCACGCCCGTCCAGGCTGCACCGGAGATGCAGATCTCAGAAGAGGTATGGGGAGCCGTTTCACAGTTCCGGCAGCGGAGCGATCACTTTGTTGGCGAGATTGGCCGCATGGAGATTCGCAAGGGTGCCATCATTGATGAGATCACGGCAATGAACAACAAGGCGAACGGTCTGCTCCGACAGGAAGGAACGCGCCTCGGAATCCCGGAGGGGACTCAGTGGCGCGTCACCCCCGAGGGGAAGGTGGTCATCGACAAGGCGGACTGACCTTACCGGTAGTCCTCCTATCGTCCCAGATAGGTAACTTCTGGAGACTTCGCCATGTCCAAAATAGCCGACCGTAGCCAACTGATTCGACTTGCTTCCTCTATGGAGAAGGGGTCCGATGAGCGTCGGGCTATCCTCGCTGGTTTGGAGAAGCACGCCGCTGGGTGGAATCGTGGATACTACGTCCACGATTCAACAGACGACACTATGGACATCGTGTTTCAATCCTCCGCCAAGAGCAGAGCGCCGATGACTGCCGAAGCGATCATGTCAGAGTGGGAAGCACTTGAGTCCAGGGTCAAGTCTCTCTTGAGAGAGAAAGATTGGGGTGTCGGAGGGGCGAACGTGTACGACGGCGTGTCCAAGAAGATGGGTGTTCAAGACTACAAGGGCAATCTTAGGATTGCGGTCCTCCTCACCTGGAAGGGCGACATGACTAACGAAGGCGGTCCATACAGCGGAAAGCGGCTGTGGGGCTGACACGGTAGCCCTCCTATCGCTCCCGCCGTTATATGACTGACGGGAGCGAAACATGACCGCAGGATGGGAGCCCGTATCGGGATCATTCCCGTGGCCACCGGCCAACGGCACGGCGATGTCCTCCTTCCACGGGTCGGACGCTGACATCCGGTGGGACGATCCCTCCACTCTGAACACAGGCCCCGCTACGCCCACGACCCGTGCAACGGTGTCTGTGACGGTAGCGGGCATTCCTGATGTCCTGACAGCCTCCACAGCGACACTCACCCTCTCTGGTGCCCCCATCACGGCGGGAGACACCATCGAAGTGGGCGGTGTTGTCGTCACGGCGGTTGCAGGGGCTCCGGGAGTGGACGAGTTCGATGGCTCCTCTGCTGTCGTGGCGACAGTCGCGACGAACATCGCTGCGGCGATCAACGACGGGTCGATAGGGGCCTGGGGCATTGCCTCTGCCTCTGCCGCCGCCAACGTGATCACTCTGACTGCTGATACTTCTGGTGAGGTGGGTGACGACATCACCCTGTCCGCTGACTCTGACAGGATCACAGCGTCCGGGAGCACCTTCTCTGGAGGGTTGGACCCCGACACCTTGACCATCGGCGGTCAGGTGCTCAGTGCTGAGACTGCCCGAACGGCTGGGGGCATGAACTTCGGGGTTGGGCCTACTAACTTCGACACCGCCGACAGCATCGCGGACGCCATCAACGACACGACCAATGATCTGGGCTTCATCTCCGCTACGACGGACGGGGACATCGTACTCATCGCTGCGTTCCTGGACGGGACGATGGGCGATGGGATCATCATCTCCACCACCAACACCACGGCACTGGTGACCAGCGACTCCCAGACCTCCGGGGGAACAGGCGTGTCCTGCGAAGGTAAGTCCAACAGTGAGTGGCAGATCCTTGGGGTCAATGTCTACCGCTCTGACACCGGAGAACGGGGCCCGTACTTCAGGGTGAACCACATCCCGGTGATGACGAACTTCTTCCGGGACAAGACCAACATCGTCGAGACCACGGGTGAGTTGATCTCATGGGACACAGGCTGGGTCTTCCGAGGGTCCGCCCCCAACCAGAAGGACGTCTGGAGACTCCAGACGAGAAATCGCCCGATGATCAAGCGCACCGGAAATGCGGTCGCTGCCGATTCCCCCTTTGATGTCGAGGTCCGTATAGATGGCACCAGGGTTCCTGTTGCTGCGGTCTTCGGGCCGGAGGGTCAGATCACGCTGGATACGACCTCGGTGTGGAACCCAAGCACAGAGTCCTGGGACGGGTTCACCGCACCCTCGGACACCAGCGTGGTCACAGTCAACTACTACTGGAAGCGTGGCGACCAGTTGGTGAACGTGCTGGACCAGCGGCACAAGGTCTTCTACCGCCTGACCACAGTGGCTATCGACGCCTCGGGGGAGAGTGTCACGGGACTGGTGGAGACTCCGCTGGGGTACACCGAACCAATCTCCCCGATGAACAGCGAGCGGTTCGACTACATCTGGCGTGAGGCTGTGCGCCGGAACCGCTGGATTCTGGAGCAGGGCGGGGAGCGCGTGAAGTTGTTCCTTCGTCGAGTCACTGGGGTCAAGTGCGACTGCGTCTGGGATCCTCGACTTGAGGAGTATAGCCAGCAGCCTTCCAACACATGCCTTGAGTGCTACGGCACTGGCTGGGTAGGCGGGTACGAAGGCCCTATCGACATCATCATCGGCCCGGACGATGCAGACCGTCGCGTGACCCAGACCCCCAATGGGCGCAGGCTGGAACAGCAGTATGAGGTCTGGATCGGACCCAGCCCGATGCTCTCGCAACGAGACTTCATCGTGAAGCAGAACGGAGAGCGATACAGCGTGGGTCCAGTGCGCCGTACACAGGTGCGTGGGCTCATCCTCCAACAAGCGTTCCAGGTCGGGTATCTGGACACGGGGGATATCCGTTACCGCGTGCCGATGGGTCAGTTGGAACGCTTGCCGTGGCCCGAGACCCGGTACACGAAGCCCGAGGACGTTCCGTGCCAAGACGCTGATCCGTACCCGGTGGGCTACGACGACCAAGCGACCCCAATGGCAACCGAGGTTCCAAAGATCGATGATGCCCGCGAGCAGCGGGGTAGAACACCCGTGTGGGCCAACATCACCTACGGCGGCAAGGGATCATGACGACTGAACTCCTCGACAGACTTGAGGGCCTGAACCCAGAAGCACTGCTCCTGGAGCCTCGTGAAGTCTATGACACGGCTCTTGTTGGGGTCACGGATGATCCCAAGGACCACTGGCCTCGGCAAGCCCGGACACATGTTGCTGTCTACGACACGGACAAGTGCATCGAGGCAATCATGGGGTGGATGGATTGCGACTACAATGCGGCCTGTGACTGGTTTTGTCACAACACCTCTGGAGCCTGGGTCGGGGAGAGCACGCCCACGTTCCAACACCCAGAACAATAGACGCTCTATGTTCTGGGTTGCCCAGAGAGGATTTCTCAATGCCCCACACGCTGACTGCTTCTGACCGCCATGCCTTGATCCGGTTGGCCTCCACTATGTCAACCGGCAACCCAGAGCGCCGCGATCTGCTGCGGTTCCTTGTGGCCTCAAAGCCACTGGAAGAACAGAACTTCACCCACCCAGAGACGAAGAACAAGGTGGTGTTCACCTCCCTCCCGAAAGAGGAACAGGCCAAGATCCGTGCCCAGCACAAGGAGAAGGCAGGTGAGGAGGACGAGGGGCTGGCGAAGAAGGTGTCCGGCTGGCTGGAGAAGGCCAAGGGCTTGACCAAGAAGGGCAAGGACGCACTCCAGAAACTACCGGGCGACATGCAGAAGTTCGTGGTTGACCCCGAGTACCGCAAGAAGGTGACCACGGAAGCCGCGAAGGCGGTCAAGGCAGCGCCCGGCAAGTACGCCGACAAGGTTGTCCACCACTTCAAGCACGAGGTGGAAGAGGTCGGCGGTCTCCTGAAGAACATCGCCAAGGGTGAGAAGCCAACGAAGTCCCAGATGAAGGCGGTTGCTGTCCTCGGCATTGAGATAGGTGTCGCAACCCTGGCAATCTCCAGTGGAGGCGCTGCGGGTGGCGCGTATGTCTTCACCAAAGGCATCGTCAAGCACGGGCTTCTGGCGGCCATCTCCGGTCCTCTGGGAGATGCCTACGCAATGGGCGCTGGCGGTCATCTGGCCGAAGGGCTCATGCACCTTGTGGCGGCAGACGGTGAGCCGAAGAGCATGGACCCAGAGCAGTTCGTGGAGGACTTGGTGGTCGCTATGGCGAACGAGTTGGAGAAGGGGATCAGCGAGGAGCAGGTCGTCGAGGCGCTCAACGGATAAAGCAGTCTGGCGTTTGGGGCACCGTAAGCGGTATCCCTTCTATGGGAACACCGCCTATGAGGTGTGCGATGGCACGGTGCGGGCGATGTGGAATGTGGTCGAAGTATCCCGACCACCACCATGAGAAGAAGTACGCAGGGGTGTGTCTGTGGTACCAGACCAGACTCGTGGAGGGGGAGGTCTTTGAGGAACGTGAGTGCGGGGATTTCTTTGAGCGTGTTCCCGGCATGAACGCAATGGACCACCTGGACTACAAGATCAAGCGCGACAACCTCGGGGATGCCTACACCACTGCTCGCTTCAGCAAGCGCCTCGCCCTCATAGGTGTCGTGATCTCAGTCGTGTCTCTCACCTTGACCGTATGGAAGGTGCTCAATGGCTGAAGATGCCCGAATCCGAGGTGTTTACGCCAAACCCCTTCTCAAGCGGGACGCACCCAACGTGGCCCGAATGACCCTGCCGATGATGAGGAAGGCCGGGGAGATCCTCCTCGACTCGATCAAGAAGGAGATCAAGAAGGACATGGCAAAGACGGCTGGTCTCCGGGGGAGGGGGAAGCCAGTACCCATCCCGGACAGTGTGAAGTTCGTGGACTCGTTCTCGTACCAGATCAAAGGTTCCTCCACCATTGAGATCGTTTCTTCATGGCCCACAGCCGAGGCCCACACGATTGTTCCGGGAGCCTCTGGGGGAGCCTCTGGGGCCACCCAGCCCTACCGGATGACTTGGTTGACCGGCCCCAAGATTAAGACGGTTCCATTAGTCACCCAGGATGGGCGCGTGATCTTCCGCTCCGCCCCGCTCGCCGGTAACGCATGGATTCATCCCGGCTTCCTCCGATATACGTTCATAGAGCGCGGAGTTCGCAAGGGGCGGGTACGGGTGATGGAGGAACTGGCTCAAGAAATCGTTGAGTTGTTCCTCTCACAAGGAGCCCTGTTCTGATGCGGGTGGACGCCAGCAAACCAATCTACATCCAAGACCTCGGGATTACTGTTGGTCCCGGCCCTGCTTGGATCGAATCAGAGGATTTCAAGAAGTCCACCTGCCTCCAGGCCCTTATCCGGCTGGGGGAGGTGCAGGTATCCTCCAGCCCGAGGTGCCGAGTGTCTCAAGATCCCCCGAAGAAGCCCCCGGTCCACACTGTTGGAATGTCCCGCCCAAACAAGGTGGCAAGACACCACATCACCCACAAGACGGAGGTGATCAAGGAGGTGATCAAGGAGGGGATTAACCCCGAACAGGCAAGGGACATGGTCAGCAAAGCAGCCAAAGAAGCCTCCGAGGCTGCGGTAGCAGCAGTCCTGGGGTTGCTGCCCCAAGGTGAAGGGCTGGGGGACATTGACATCCGTATTGAGCAAGCCCTCACTCGTGTGCTGGGGTCAGTGAAGATGGCCCCCTCGGGGGTAGCAGAGGATCTTGTGTTCAATGGCCCAGAAGACCCGTTGTTCATCCCCACGGGTATCGTTAGGGCTGACACAGAGAGCCTCAACGTCCAATCCGACTCGTCTGCCGACGTGGAAGGACTGGACGACGCCGCTTCCGCACTCAAGGCGCTGCGGAAAAGTAAGAAGTAGGAGAACCCATGCCAACCAAGAAGCAAGCCCCGCTGGGTGTCGGCCTGGACATCGGCACAATGAACATTGTCGCTGCTCGCCGCACGGAGGGGGGCTCGGTGGAGACCAGTCGGATGCGGGACGCTTTCCTGGATCTGGACTCGGGGGCCAAGAGGATGCTCAAGTTGTCTGGGGTCAACTTCATCGACCACGGGGAGGATGGAATCATCGTCGTCGGAGATGCAGCCATGGAGATGGCGAACGTCTTTGGCCGCGAGGCACGGAGACCTCTCTCTCAGGGTTTGATTTCTGCCGGTGAGATGGATGCACTCGACGTACTGGGTGTGATGATCAAGAACGTCCTGGGTGATCCCCAGAAGAAGGGCAAAGAGGTCTGCTACTTCTCAGTTCCGGCATCCCCCGTGGATGAGGACCGAGACGTGGTCTACCACCGGGGCGTTTTTGAACGCATCGTCACTGAGTGCGGGTACGAGCCTTACGCGGGCAACGAAGCGATGGCTATCATCTACGCGGAGACTGCTGCCGAAGGCTTCTCCGGTCTTGGCATCTCATTCGGGTCAGGTATGTGCAACCTCGCTCTCGCAGTGAGCGGAGTAGAGGGTCTGTGCTTCTCTGTGGCCCGTGGCGGCGACTGGATCGACGGTGGGGCTGCAAAGGCTACGGGAAGCACCAAGAGCCGCATGTGCGCCCTCAAGGAGAGGGGTGTGGACCTGCTGAACCCAGAGGGGCGCGAGCAGGAAGCACTGGTGCTCTACTACAAGGCACTCATTGAGTACTGCATTGACCAAACCACTCGCGAGTTCGCCAAGATCAAGGACCGTTTCTCGCTGCCTCGGCCCATCCCCCTCGTGGTGTCTGGCGGGACGAGCCTTGCTGGCAACTTCTTGCCCTTCTTTGAGGAGGTCTTTGCGAAGAAACGTCGGAAGTTCCCCATCGAGATCAGCGAGATTCGGCACGCTTCCGATCCAATGAACGCCGTTGCCCGAGGCTTACTGATCCAGGCTATGCAAGAGCACGAAGAGGACTGATATGAACAAACGAATCGCCATGAAGATCGTGAAGCGCCACCAACGCTCGGTGTCCCGGAAGACGAGATCCAACACCCCGTGGACCACCGTCGCCAAAGCCTTCAAGCGGTTGGGGCAGGAAGCACCACCCTTCGTTGAAGAGGTGCAGGAAGCCGCCCAGGAGGTCAGGGATACCCTGGACCTCGCGAAGATGAAGGTCGCAGAACTCCGTGCGCTCGCCAAGGAGCGGGGCCTCCCAGGCTACTCCAGCATGAAGAAGGCCGACCTGATCACTGCCTTGTCGTAGACGAAGCCCTCCCGGCCAGATGGAAACCGAGAGGGCTCCGAGGCACCCGATGATCAGGTGCCGAGAGGACAGTGCTCAGGCTGAGAACCGAACAGTGATCTTCGGCATCGAGCCCACCGTTGAGGCGGTCGGAGCACAGCAAGCGTTCGACTTGACGACGTTGGCAGTCGTGGCCGCCGTGTACCCGTTGGCCGGGGTGGCGGTGCTGCTGTAGCCGTTGCCCTTGACCTTGAGGGTGTAGAAGGGCGGGGACGGGTAATACTCAGATGTGGTGGAACGAGCGGCCATGGGAAACTCCGTGTCGGGGTGAGAGGGTCACCTTATAGGTCCGACATAGACGGGCTACCGGGATCGTCCTCCTCGATGATTTCCACCGTGGGGGCTGTGGGGTCATGGTCGTCCCAGATCCAGGGTGCGTCTTCCTTGGTTTCCTCGTGTATCTGCTTGATCTTGAGATACCTCTCCAGGCCCTCTCTCTTGTCTGGTGTGATCCGACACAGCAGGTCGTAAAGGGACATGACATCCTCGGCGTCCTTCATGGCGGTGTGTGCTCCCTCCTTGCTCCATCCCAGGAAGTCCCGGATGGCATCCAGCCCAAGACGGGCAAGGCCCATAGGCACAAGGTGCTCCCAGGCCAAGGTCACTGTGTCCACCTTGTGGTAGGGGACGCGCCGCCTGACCCCGGCCCGTTTGAAGTTGGCCGCGAGCATCCCCTCGTCGAAGGAGATGTTGTGTCCGCAGATCACTGACCCTTTCGTGAAGTCCGCAATCTGATGCCCAACCTCGGCCATCAGCGGGGCCTTGCCCCAGCGAGAGGGGTCTTTCGTGTACCCGTTGATCTCCAATGCCTTTGGGTGGGCATCCTCGATGCGCTCAGGCTTGACGAGGCTGTGGAAACGAGACTCCGTGCCATCATGGTCCCGCCGAATGATGGCGACCTCAATGACCTCGGCCTTTTGGGGGTTGAGACCTGTGGTCTCTGTATCAAGGAAACAGATTGCCTTCATATTCATCCGTGCTGACCTCACTTTGGGTTGTTGTACCCAAAAAGTACCCCTACACCACGCTTGTCTCTTCCACTTTGGGGGAGGGGGGGTGGACTTTGGTTCCCGTCGGGTAAGGATGGGGGGAGGTACAACTTTGACTCGCAAACTCAAGCCGGTAGAGATTCCCGTACAGGAACCCTTCCGAACCGCCGTGTTGGCGGTGGCCGTCGCGGATGGTGGGGGTTTCACTACGGTAGGCACGTTGGTGTCTGAGGCACAAGAAGCCCTCAAGAGAGCCAACGAGGCGCTGGCCGACAATAGCCTTGTCGCACTGGCCGCACAGGACATGATGAAGGGCCACCGTCGTCGTGGCGGCGCGGCAATCGAAGTGGGTGCTGACGGGTCGGTTCGCCTACAGATCACCTACAAGAAGCAGGTCTCCCCCAATGCAACAGTAGCCCCCGGTGGCGCTGGGTTGCCCTCCTTGGCTGCACTCCGTGCGGAGGCCGAAACACTCGGTCTGGACATCGAAGACCTGGGGCGGCAGAAGCGGGAGATCATCCACCGCATTGAGACCTGGAAAGCCAGCCAATCGGGGCGAATCGACGTGGCACTGGGGATCGTTGAGTGTGCTGAACCGGAAGCCCCGCGTAGCCGACTGCGGGATGAGGTGGGCACCAGTGCGCCCCTGCACTCCAAGAAACTCCCTCCCCGGTAGTTTTTCTATGCCCCATGTACCGTGGAGGCGTAATGGCACAACAGGAACTCCCCTACGGGTTTTGGACTTACGGCTCAAGCGCGAATGGCTTGCAGGGCGGTCCTACCACCATTGAAACTCTCCCGGATGGTCGAGAGGTGCGTGTCAGGTATCCTGGCAACCCAGCGATACTGGAGGACGAGTTCATCTTGTTCGCGGTTAGGAACAACCCGATGGCGCGTACTCAGTTCTTCGATCTGCTGCCCACCCTGGATCAAGTGAGCCAGGAACGGTTGAACGCTCTCGTCGCAGCGCATCCCGACTACTTCCTGTGGCCGAAGGTGGACGAAATGACTCTCCTCGACGGCATCCAACATAAAGAAGTGACCGCCGGGGTATGGCTGGAAGTACCGAAACCCTAACTGAGAGGAAAACACCAATGCCTATCATCGATCTCAAAACACACCAGAAGCGGGGAACACTCCGTCGTCCGTCGTCCGTGGAAAAAGCAGCCGCCAAGGCAAGAACCGAAGCAGCGAGGGGAGCCATACAGGCTCCTGCCCCCGCTCCTGCTCCTGCCCCCGCCCCTGAAGCGGCCCCGGAGTTGTCAATGTCCAACACCAAGGCTGAGTTGACCGCTGCCGCAGAGGCCGCCGGGATCACAGTGGAGGCATCGTGGACTAAGGCTGAAATCCTCGGGGCACTTTAGCCCGAGGGCTACCGGAGTCAGTGATGCCCACCATGAGAGTGGACCTCTACTCCATGGTGAACGGCTATGGATTCTGCAATCCCGTCGACGATGGGGTCGGCTCACGGGTGTACTTCCGCGTGGAGGACTTCGTGCGTCTTGCTCCGGGTGAACCCCTCCCCATTTCTGGGGAGGTGGTCGAGGTGCCCGAGATCCTTGCCGGAGGGAAGTCACCGCGAGCATCTTCCGTGCGACGTACCGCTGCTCCCACCCATCTCCGAGGCACGGTGAAGTCCTTTGACTCAACCAAAGGATGGGGTTTCATCGAGCGTGGGCCGGATACCTTTTTCCTTCACAGGAGCGATCTGATAGCCACCTTCACCCCTGTGATTGGCACCTCAGTGGAGTTCTACGCGGGATCAAAGAAGGGGCGGCCCCGTGCTTGCTATGTGTCTCGGGTAGGGTGACCACCGTGAACGACGATCTAACCAGAGGTCCACATGGCCCGTGACAAGAACAGTTTTGGAGGCATCGCGGGGAGTAACTACACCCCGATGTCGGAGACCGAACAGGAAGTTCTCCAAAGGCTCGTCAATGCCCGAGATCTCGACGTGATCATCAAGGGGTGGGGCTACATCAGAGGCATCCAGGGGGCAATCCCCGGCGATCTACGCCTCGCTCTCCCTTTGATCTTGGACTTTGACAAGCCCGAGATCCCGATGCCGGTGTACCACTTCGATCTGGAACTCCGCACAGCGTCCGGCATCCTGCTGTTCAAGGAACGGCAGAGCACCATGTACGGAGGCCAGCCTTTGCTTATCAGCGCGGGCACCCACCTCTCCATGATCTGGGACATAGCCATCCAGTCCATGGACCCCAAGATCGTGAAGGCGATCAAGCCTGGGGCGACTGGTCTGACCTCTCGTTGGCAGGACAAGGACACCAAGGAGATGACCCTATTCGGCAACACCCGGATGACCTCGGAGAACCAGGGGAACCTGCGTAGGCTCCGGGTTAGGGAAGCACTGTCTCGACAAGACACCAAGGTTCAGGCAAAGAAGCGTGAAGCGGTCGCAAAGGCCCCTAAAAAGAAGTAAACCCCCCACACTTACAGTGCAGAGGGCCTGACTTCTAAACTCGACGGGGCGTAGTTTAGGGTTTGAGGGGACAATCAGCCCCGTGCAGCGAGAACGTCCTTGCGGAGTTCCGCCAAGTCCTTGCTGGCCTGCGAGGCAGCCTTGCGAAGACGGGTGCCGGGGGCTCCAGCCTTCCCACCATCGCACTTCTCTGCGTCAGCGCGGGCTGCCTGGAGTTCGTTGATAATCCTGTCGATCTTGTCTGTCATGTTCATGGGAATGTCCTCATGTTTGGGGGGTGATAGGGGGGTCCACACGGACAACTTCAGTCCTGTGTTCTCGTATATCTGTGTGCGTGCTCTTCATCTTCTCCTTCCAGGCACAGGCCGCCTTGAGGGCAGTCCCTAAGCCAACGTACTCGTCTGGAAGTTCGCCGGAGGTTTCCTCCCGCTGGGAGGTTCCCGGCACCGAAGTGCCCCAGACAATCGACCATGTGATCTTGTAGAGATACGGCTTGCTCACGACTCCTCCTCCCCGCCCAGATCGTCTGGATGGGGTTCAAGGAGATGATTGAGTCGATATTGAAGGGCGATGTCGTTCGCCAGCGCCCGGAGGTGAGTGATGATGAGTTCAACCTCGTAGGAAGTCTCCGGGGATCGAAGGACCAGACTCTCCAAGGGCACCCCTTGTCGATAGGCTTCCATGTCCACCGTGACAGCGTTCCACCCGTAGGCTTCCGCCCCCCAGACCACCTCAAAATACGCCATGGGGTCGGTGTCCAGATCGGGAACCCCCGGCTTGCCCTCCAGGGCCAACTTGATGCGGTGTTGATCAAGGTCAACGACCTTTTTTGTGTCATCGGACATGTGGCACTCTACCCCTCGTGTTCATAGGAACCCCACCCCTCGTCTTACGGGATGAGGAGGGGAACCTTACCCCCTCCCTGGAAAATGCTGGCTGAAGACCCGGTAGCCCTCCTATCATGACCTCCAGGGCAGGAGGGCCTCCACTGTGCCAACAGAAATCCCGGCTCCGTATGTCTACCGCGCCGAAGTGCTCTCCGTGTATGACGGAGACAGCATCACTGTTGCACTTGATCTCGGCCTCGGCCTCGGAGCCAAGGTCAAGTGCAGGCTTCTGGGCATTGACACCCCCGAGATCCGCACGAAGTCCGCACGGGAGAAGAAGGCAGGGTTCAAAGCCCGTGACCGACTCCGTGAGATGATCCTCGGCAAGATGGTTGTCCTTCATTCGGTGAAGAGGCCCGACAAGTACGGGCGGTTGCTCGTCAAGGTCTGGACCGAAGAGGACGGTTTCGTCAACGGGGTCTTGCTCGATGAGGGGCTGGCCCGCGAGTACGACGGAGGCACCAAAGTGTCCTACGCCTCTTGGACCTGAACTTCTCTCTCGATAGTCCGACTATACTTCACAACAAGCAGCATCCCCGGAGTGAACCATGGCTAACACAGACCTCAATCCATCAGGCGGCATTCAGGGATCGTCTCAAATCTACAACTTCGGGACGAGCCCCAACACGAGAAGTGTTGTCACGCAGAAGGTCCGTGTCCTTGCACCTGCCTACGGCGGTGAGGGTCTGTTCCAGATTGGGGTCTTGTCCAACTTCGGACCCACGGAATCCCGTACCATTGAGCCTGTGCGCGGCATTGGCTTCGGTGACATCATCGCAGAACTCGTGCCCGGCAACACCGAGCCCATGACGGCTTCGGTTGAGCGCACGATGCTCTATCTCTCCAACCTGTGGCAGAGCACCGGATACGCCTCTGGGGTCAGTGGGCCGGTTCGTTCCTTGCGACATCACCGTTGGCCGTTCGATGTCGAGCAGCAGATCGTCTTCTCGGTCATTGCAGACAAGGAACTGACCTCTGCTGGTGACGGTACGGCTGCTGAGACTGGATTCGGGGCCTACGGAACGCTCAAGTACGACGGAGCCCTCGGTGGCGGTGGCGCACTGGGCAACGGCACGAGCCCTGGCTCGCACCAGATCCTCATCACCTACTACGAAGGGTGCTGGTGGGGAGACTGGAATACCTCCTACCAGAAGGACACCGCGATGGTGATGGAGTCGGGGACCATGACGATCACCGATGTCCATGACTTCTCCAGCGTCCAGTACGGTGAGTTCCTCGGCACGGGCAACGACCCGAGTACAGGTGAGACGGGATCCCTGATCTACGGAAGCACCTTCAACGCCTCGTAGCGGGTAAGTTCCTCCGTCGAGGGTACAATCTCGACGGAGGAACCCCATGCTCGACCTCAGCACTCTCAAACAAGTTCTTGCTCCTCTTTCAAAGATGGGGCGAGATGAGTTCGCCTTTGAGGCGGTCGAGGGGATGGACGTTACGTTGCGCCCGCTCCTCCCGCTGGAGGAAGTCGCGGTACAGCGGTTCGCCTCATCGGTGTTGGATGACATCCAAGCCCAGGAAGGGCTGGCCTCCAATGACAACATGAGCCGCGCTGCGGCCATGGACTACTTCGACAGGTTCAGGATCGAGATCATCGCCAATGCCATCGTGCAGGTGAATGACCTCGACCTCCGTGAAGAGAAGTACGTCCTGACAGGTGAAACACTGGAGAACGGCACTCCCGTTCAGGTGCCTCGTGGTATCGCGATGCGAGAAATCGTGCAGGGGTGGTCCCGCGCCATGATCACCGTGTGCTTTGCTCGCTACGGTGATCTCGTTCAGAAGATCGCGGACGAGGCTGACAAAATCGCCCAGACCACGCTGCCCGATCTGGATGCTGAGATCGAACGGGTGGAAGCCCGCCTGAAGTCTCTGCGTCAAGACCGAGAAACGCGAGCAAAGGGTGATCCCAGCGTCACAGCCCAACAGATCACCAGCCTCGTTCAAGCGGGAGAGGCGATGGAACGGGACGCGGACGATGCCCTCATGCGGACAGAGGCAGAAGCCATCCTCCGCAAAGAGAGGATGGCAGCCGAGCAGGACGCACGGCGACCGAAAGCACCGGAGCCTTCGGAAGACGAGTCGGAGGGCGAGGTAGAAGTCACCCCCGAGGCACCCCAGACCACGCGGGGGGCACGCAAGTCCGTACTCCCCCAGACGTCCCCACCCCCTTCCTCTTTCCCCACCCCCACCCCCACACACATTCCGGGAGAGGTGCTTTCGTCCTTTGGTGACGGTGACGACCCGGAAGTCGTGGCCGCCGAAGAGATGAGGATCATGGAAGCCCGCCGCCAAGCCTCCTTGGCGGCCCAGGAGGCTGCGGAAGCAGAGCCGAGCGACCCACTGCGAGATGCTGTCCCGGTTGGGTCTGTGGGCGGTGTAGAAGCCTTCCGCCTCCCGAAAGAGGAAGTGTCCCCTCGCGGACGTAAGAGCAAGGCAAAGGGCAAGGGCAAGGCCAAAGGCAAGGGCAAAGGCCCTGCAAGCACGGAGAACCCCCACTTCAAGCCATCACGCTGATGGTGCCTGATGGACCGTGAGGCACTTCTTCGGGAGGCCGCCGAATCATCCCTTCTGCGAGAGGCTGAAGGACGGCGGTTCCTTTATAGTGACGTGGAGGAACTCATCACGATTGGGTTCCTTTCCCACACCGTGCCGATAGGGGACACCCACGTCGCCTTCTCCACGATCCCCAGTTGGGCGTCCCCGTCCTTCTTGCTCCGTGCCTTCGCGGATGAGCCCAACTGGAAGCGCCATCATATAGCGGCTTCGGTCTACATGGTCGATGGCTTCATCGTGGATCACCGAGAGCCCAACGCAGCCTTCCATGTCTTCAAGGAGTGGCTGGAGAAGACCCGCATCGAGACCGTTGATGTCCTCCATTCCTACGTGGTGGGGCTCCGTAAGCGAATGGACCGGGCCACCCGAGTCACCCATGCTTACTGCAACGAGCACTACTCGCGGAACCTTTGGCGAACCCACCGACGCAATATACAGCAGCCGTTGGACAACATCATCCAACGGCTCTGGGTGGCCTACAACGAAGCCGACGATGAGTACGAGACCGATCTGCGGGAATGGCAACACACCCGCTCTATCGTAGGCTCCATGTCCAACAAGGGAGCGAAATCTCTAAAGAGAGCCAACGACCAGTGGGACCAAAAGAAGAAGTCCCGCCAACAACAGGCCATAGAGGATGCCGTCAACTGGATCATCAGCGGTGAGCGTGAGGAGCAGAAGCCCATCACCGTGACTGTCAACGGTCAGACGTTCACCGTGCCAAAGGTCCACGCTTCCCAGACAGTCGAAGAGATGCAGGCAGAGTTGATGCGGGCCGTGCGCGGCGAGAAGGACTACCACGACCACATGGTGGGGCAGTACAAAGCGTACCACCGGGCTCAACTGGAGAAGACCCGCCAGGAGCGCCGGGATGCTTTGAAGAAGGCGCGAGAGAACGTGGAGGCCAGGGGTATCAGCGGACGCACCACCATCGTGGGGTACACGCCCGAACAGTTGGCTCAGATCAACCCAGAAATCTTGCACCAACCCACCGCTCGCGTACAGGCCACGTCACCCGAACGGGACCGTTTTGATAAGTACGTCCAGACCGACGTAGAGGTAGGGTGGATCGGAGGTTCTGGACGACCGGAGAAGGCCGAACCGGAGGGAGGGAAAGGCCCCCAGAAAGAGTCCCTACAGGACAAAATCTCGCGGCGGAACCCCCGCCTCAAGTCATAGTCCTTCTATGGCCCTCTCAGGGTAGGAGCCCCAATGTCTGTGCCCATCGAACTTGCTGCTGATCTGATGCTGAATGTCCGCGATGCGGGCAAAGCACAGCGCGAGATTGAGAAAGTGGTGGGCGGGGCCGCTGTGTCGGGCCTCAGCAGCGCCATCAAGACAAGCCACAAGCAACTGAGGGTTGACTACGCCAAAGCCCTCGTGGACGCCATCAAGGTGGGCCACAAAGAGCAAGCAGCGAACCTGCGGGATGAGTTCAAGACCCGCTTGGACAACATCAGCCACCAGGGCAAGGCCATAGCCACCCTCAATGCTGCCATCGAAAAGGAGAAGGACAAGGCTGCGAAGACGAGGCTGAAGGATCAGAGATCGAGTTTGGAGGGCCTGATCAAGCGTGAGCAGGAGGCCATGCGCGGGATCATCGACGACCGCAAGAACGCCCAGCAAGACCTCGTCAAGTTGTACGAGGAGGGGATGGAACGGGCCGGTCGCAAGTTTGAGGACAAGGTCCAAGACGGTGCCGAGACGTTCACCAATCTGGTCAACAAGGGGCTGACTCTCGACAGCCTCAACCCGGATGATCTCATTCGGAACCTCGGCGGTGCCTTGAAGAAGAACCGGGGATCTCTGGTCAGCGGTGGCAAGAATATGATGGCTCGTGGAGCCAAGATGGGGGGCATGGGCGGCAAGGGCATGGCGATGCTGGGCCGCGCTGCCGCTGGCCTTGGTGCCGCTGCTGGAGCGATTGCCGGTGTTGCTGTGGCCATGGCTGCCGTCGTCGCGGTGTTCGCTGCCGCTTACGGGAAGGTCAAGGAGTGGAACAAGAAGATTCTGGAGGGTGCGTCCGGTTTCGACCTCCTGGACGAGAACACGAGCAAACTGGAGACCAGCCTGCACCGGATGCGGAAGGCTGCTTCGCGGGTCTCTCGTTCGTTCAATGTCTCGGCGGAAAAAGCCTTTGAGATGACGACGGCTTTCAATGAAGCGGGGTTGACTATCCGGGAGATGAAGGGGTGGACAGGGGCCACCAACCAAGTGAGCGCGATGACCAAGGCCATGACTTTCGGCATCGCGACGACGACGGCATTGAGGATCTCCGCCGACGATCTCGCCACGATGACCAACCGAATGTACCAAAACTTCGGAATGAACCAGGCAGCCATGACAGATGCCATGGCTGGCTTCGGGCAAGCCGCGCAGATGTCGGGCATGAACACCCGATCCTTCTTCGCTGCAATCAGTGAGGCTACCTCCGGGATGGCCCTCTACAACTTTCGTCTGGGGGACACCGCCGAACTCATGGTCGGGTTGGTCAAGATCCTCGGTGAAGACCTCGCCAAACAAACCCTCGGCATGACGGGTGGGTTCAAGAACATGGATATCCGTGGCAAATACACGAAGACCATGACGGGGGGTGCCGCCATGTCCAACACCCTGCAAGCAGGGGCAAACCGGCAGATCGCGAACCGTGGCGAGCAACTTCTCGCTGGCGACTTCGACATCACCAAGGCGTTCAAGAACGCAGGGCTTACGGACTTGGCAGGACAGTTCGACATCGACAAGTTGGCCTCCTTGCAGGGCTTTGAGTTGGGGCAGGTGCAGGCTCAGATCGCTGCGGAGATCAATGACAAGGGAGGCGACGGGGATGCCGCTGTGCGGTCCTTGGAAGACCTCACACAGTTGGCTCGCGTGGCTCAAGGGGGCGGCAGCAACATGGACCGCGCTATGGCGCTGGGGGCCGTGGACCGCCCCACAGAGATTGCAGCCACAGTGTCTTCCGCTCTGGGAGTCCTGGGGGTGTCCTCCTTTGGCGAGGTAGAGGGTTCCGTCGCAACCATGGCGGCCTTTGAGGAACTGACCGGACTGCAAGGCGAGCAGTACGAGGTCATGAAGGAGATCTTCAACCGGGCAGGCGGTCAAATGCTGGAGCAGGGGCAGACCAACGTGAACCTCGCCTCCGTGGCCGCAGCCATCGCGGAAGATCCCGGCGCGTTGCTCACCGAGGAGGACATGGCAAAGATGGCCACGACTCCCCCCGGTGATCCCATGATGGATATGGCCAAGCAGCAACTCGTGGCGACACAGACCATCGGGGATGTCCTCGGAGGCCAGATCTCGGGTGCTTTGAACTTCATCGGCGGTGGGGTCACCAGCATGGTGAACTCCATGATGGATTTCTGGGGGTCCGACACCAACAACAAGGAGGCCATGGCCGAGGCGGAGTCGGAACAGAAACGGTTGGGCACGTCGATGACCGACCTCATGTCGGAGATCCGTGCGACCGAACAGGGCGACATGGACGACGACGCGAAGGCCACGAAAATCGCCAGCCTGGAAGCCAGGTACGAACAGGCCGCCGTGGACCAAGAGGCATGGCAGTCGTTGTCGATGAACGTCGCTGGGGGCATGGACGTCGATGATGCCCGCAGACAGCGGGCGACGGCCTCATTGGCGGGGGCGGCAGGGGACGGCACCGAAGGGGGTCAACTCCAGGCTGCCGGGTCAAGGCTTGAGGCCCTGCGGGCCGAGTATGGCGACGAAAAAATGCAGGAGATTTTCGGCAGCAATGTCTTTGGCGCGACCCAGTGGGATGACAGTGGGGTCAACGCCAGAACAGGCCAGTCAGGGAGTATGACCTTCTCTGATATGGGGAGGAAGAAGTCCAGATTCGCAAGGGCGGACGACTCAGCAAACTTTGAGGGCACCCATATAGACGCGTTCCAGCGCGTTCAAGGCCACGGAGAAGCAGGCTCCATAGGCGGTAACGCACGGGTGTGGGAGACCGACAGCAGCGGCGACTACGTCTACGAGACCATGGGCGATGCTCTCGAAAATATGGACCCAGAGAAGATGGAGGAGTTGCTCAAGCAGATCGACGAGCAGGAACGATTGGCGGCGAAGAAGGCAGAAGAGGACGCCGCTCTCGCCAACACCGCCCAAAGCGCGACCACACGCTCTGTGGGCGACGTAGAGACAGCCATCAGGGAGATGACCAACACCCAGCGGGCAAGCGAACTCGGCGGGATCATTTCGCGAGGGAACTCTTCCGTGAGCGGCCTATCCGGGATCATGGAAACCGTGTCCGAGGGAGGCACTCTCACGAGGGCCCAAAAGAGAGAACTCAAACGCGCCTTCGCGGCTTCCGCTGACGAGGCTGGCGGCACTCCGGGCACCAACGCCGAGGAACGAGGCATCCTGCGAGCGGTGGGTGCCAGGGACTTCATCTACACGGGTGGGCGGTACGGCGGCACCATCACGCCCATCGACCGGGCCGATGACTTCGTCGGCATGAAACCGGGCGGTGCTATGGATCGGGGAGTCGGCGGCAAAAGCGCCGTCATCCAAAACCTGACCATCAACGAATCTGGCAACGCCCAAAAGACCCTGCGGATGATCAAGCAAGCCCTCCGTGCGGCTATGGGGGAGTAGATGGGGACTGGAACACCAGTATTTACAGGGGCATTCCCGGCGGGTTTTGAGGACGAGTTCTCCGGGCGTGGGGTCAGACCGGTGGTGTTCGACATCATCGCCCCGGATGGGGTCACGAGTGTCCTCCCGGATGATCTCAAGTTGGTCCTCCATGTAAACCCCAAGAGCATGAAGATCTCCTACACGAAGGTCATTGAGCGAACCCAGACTAAGGGGGGCTTCGTGGAGCAGCATTGGGGTGATGGCACCCAGACCATCGCCTTCGACATGGCTACGGGCGGATTCATGCGCCTCTACTCAGGATTATCCGATGTCACCTCTCCAGAAATGACGGAAGGCACACGCCGGGAGACCCTGGCCTACAACTCATACTTGGACATCCTCGCGCTGTTCCATAACAACGGCTCTGTGTATGACATCTACGGACAGGTCGCGTTGCAGGGTCAGATCAAGATCACGTTCGACGGCGGGGTCTACCTCGGCTGGTTCACCGACTTCAACGTACAGGAATCGAGCGCGAACCCGTACCAGTTCACGATGAGCACCACCTTTGAAGTGTCCACCGAAGTTCAATCGTGGCGGACGGCACTGACTACCACCAACCCACTGGAGTTCTGATGGCCGTAGACGGACTTTACCCACCAGCCTCGTCAACGCAGACCACGACGGACGCGAGCGCGGAGAGCGAGTACATCGCGGATCGGTACGACGGTCTCACCGTTGGCCCCGGTCTCACCTACACGTTTGAGACCCAGGCGGGCGTGCCCTACGACGGCACCAACAGGATGGCGCGGAAGTTGTCGCCCTTCACACTGCGGCTCGTGGTCCCGGAGGCGTTGCTGCCCGATGACAGCAGGGTTGACGTGAACCTCATAGGGAGAGGTGTAGAAACCACCATCACGAATCAGATGTTCGCCAACGACCTGCGGCGGTCCATCGGGCTGGCGACCGTCTCCGACAGTGAGGAGGCTGGCACTGTGCTGACGAATCTCAACGCCACCCTGTCGGCGGGGCGCGTACTCCAGACCACGATGGGCACGGAAGCCCGTTCAGTGCTGGCAGACAACGTGACGGTGGCTGACATCCAGTATCAGGTGGAGAAGATGCTTCAGACCCCTCCCTTGACCCTGTTCGTCAACCCTTCCGAGATGAGTGTCTCTTACACGGCGGTGCAACAGTTCACCCAACGCACGCGCTACGGATACGTCTTTGAACGCTGGGGTGAGTCACAGCCCAAGTTGTCTATCTCGGGATCAACCGGAGCATGGTGTGCTGGGATTGACCCCGGTTCCTCTATCGGAGGAGCAAGCGGGTTTCAGGTCAACGAGACCGATGTTCCCACGGGGGTTCAGTTCGCATCAAAGCGGAACAGCGCAGCGTTCCAGCAGTTCATCTCGCTGTACCACATCTTTCGGAACAACGGCTACATCTACGACACCATCGGCAAGTCAGAGGCGCACCTGTTCATCGGGGCTGTGGCTATCGACTACGACCAGATGACCTACGTTGGTCAGATCGACACGTTCGACTACACCTACGATGAAAACAACCCGCACCGCATCGAGTGGAGCATGGAGTTCACCGTAGGCCGCATGTACGACCACGCAGAAGAGCCCCTCATCGTGTTGCCCTTGGCCACCCCCACCCCAGGCCCAGGCTCATTCTCCTCGTCCGAGTTGGCAGCGATGATGGCAGGCACCCCCGGCACCAGAGACATCTCGGGCGGTCCTATGTCTTTCCTGGGGCTCTCTGGAACAGAGCAGTTCACAGGAGACGCGGACGCGGTGCCAGACGACCCAGACAGCACGACCCCGCTGGAGGCGCTGGGTGCCTTCTTCACCCCCACGGGTACGTTTGAGTCAGGGTTTACTGACTAATGGGCATTAAGAACAGACCATACGTTGGCTCATGGATAGAGGGCACACAGACCGTCGTTCGGTACACCCCGGACGCGAAGGTGCTCATCAATGGGCACACCGAGTTGGCGGTCTGTGCAACGTGCGGCCACAAGACGGACTTCAACAAGTACGTCACCACTATCTCTGTTGATGCGACCACGGAGCCTGTCAGCAGTTGTAGTGTGACGATGGCGATCCCCCGCCACAAGGCGGATGTCTTCTCGCACGACGGGAACTACGTCCTGCACCCCGGCCTGGAGATTGTGGTCCTCATGCGAGGCTACTTCCCGGTGACAGGGTACGCCCTAACCGGCCAAGATGAGTCGGATGATTCCGACGAGGGACTCAGCGACAAGACCCCAGTCTATCCCTACTACCAAGTGTTCCGTGGGGTGGTCACCGAGGTGTCACACGAGTTCTCCGGGGGCTTCTACTCGGCCTCCCTGACGTGTTCCAGCATTCTGCATTTCTGGCAGTACCTCTATATCTCCACCAACGGCTCCGTCTTTGGGGAGATGCCCGAAGACTCGTCTTCCAACATCAACCTCAGCGGGCACAAGTTCACGGGAATGTCCCCCTATGGGATCATGTATTCCTTGATGCGGGTGGGCTTCGGCGCTTGCTTCGGTCAAAACTGGACAATCTCCCAGGCAACGAACATCGCTGCGGTGGACCAGTCTTCAGGGACGAGCCTCTACAAGCACGCAGCCCTGTGGTGGGAGAAGCGATGGTCAGAATCCTCTACACGCCTCCGCATGTACGGCTTTGACGGGAGCCTGTTCAACGCTTTTGAGCAGTCGTACCTGGGCATGTTTGACCACGCTGCGACGAACAGTGCTGATTTCCTCACGTCCTTTGGCCTCACACTGCCAAACAACTATGGGGCCCTCGACACCGACGCCACTAAGGCAGCCGTTGCCCGCTCCTTCGGATACCGAGGAACCGAGAGTACTGGCGCTGTCATGGATGAGGATGGCACCAAACTCGATGCCATGAAGATGCAGGCGTACACGCTTGATCTGGGGCGTTTGGGGGCGGTCAACTTCTTTGAAGCGGAGTACATGTCCAAAATGGAGATTGCCAACGCGGTCAAGGACATCGTGGGCTTTGAGTTCTACCAAGACGTGGACGGCGACATCGTGTTCAAGCCGCCCTTCTACAACCTCGACACCTCCGAGGATGAGGTCTACTGCATCAGGGACCGTGATCTCATCTCCATCTCGGAGTCCGAGCGCGAGCCCGAGGCGACCTACGTGAAGGGCTCCGGGTCGCTGTTCACGAACTTCCAGGGGATCTTGTCCGGGGAGTTCGGCACCCGTCAGGCAAAGTTCGCTGACTGGCGGCTGATCGCTCAGTATGGCTGGCGTGAGACCTCTTTTGAGAGCCACTACTACTCGGGAAGCAAGCAGATGTTCATCGGGGCCATCATGCGCCTCGACACGGCCAATGCAGAGATGCGTTCGGCTCAGATCACAATCCCCATGCGCCCAGAGTTGCGGCCCGGATACCCGGTGTGGGTCGCACATCTTGACTGTTTCTTCTACATCAAGTCCCTGAGCCACTCGTATGCGCCAGGGTCTGCATGTCAGACGACTATTACAGGTGTTGCAAAACGAGCGAAGTGGTTGCCCCCCGGACTTCCTGACCGCAGTGATGGGGCCGGGAGCATGAAGTTGCCCACCCTTAACGACATACACATGGACGCTCCGGGCGAGTACCCGCCGATGCCCTTGTACGTGTTCCCGGAGGACATTGAGGGGGCAGATAACGAGGCATCCGGGCCCCCGAGAGTCATGGGCGTCCCCAACGTGGTGATGGCCCTGGACCCGAATAAGGTGAACCCGACGATGATGCCGGGCGGCTTGTACTTCACTACCGGAGACACCTACTTCGACACAGCCCTCTCCCTCGGAGTACTGCGCCGTAAGCCCGGCGAAGATGACGTGTACCTCGTCGCCAAGAGCGCGGACCCAGCGCAGGACTGGACGGTAAGCAGAGCCGAGGTAATCACTGCCTATGACGACTACAGCACGGCTATGAATGATCCCGAGTCGGAACCTCCCGAGATTGATGCGGAGTCTACATCTTTCGGCTCCCTATTGGCCGCAGTGAAGATCAGACAAAGTACCGCCATTCCTGATGCGGACCATCTGAACAACTACATGGGGATCCAGAGGAACCTAAAGAACGTGTTCGGTTCTGGCGCTTCCAGGGGGGAGTACCGCTACTACTCCTCGTCTCTCATGGATAGCCCGAGTGACCAGTCCCCCTCTACCCTGGTGGTAGACATGGAAATAGGGGAGTTGTCGAAAACGGTGCCCGGTGGTCCGGTTGATGCAGCATTCACAGGCTGCACCATGCTGACCCAGGAGGGGGATAGGATCAAGGTCAAGGGAGGGTTGCCCGTCCGAGGGATGCGGGTTTACGGTTTCTCCCCTCCCGGAGCGGAGAATGAAGACGAGGAAGCAGATTCAACAGCCATCCAGCACATCGACGTGACCACGCGGGACATCCGCTTTATCACCTTCCAGAAAATCACCACTCGTGTGCCTCATGTGGTCGAGTCACTGGGGACCAACGCTTTAGCGGCGCTGCTACTTCCGATTCCTGCCGCAGAGGAGTTGTTCCGGGAGATTCTTGTGTTGACCGCTCTTAAACAGACCGACGGCGTGACGATGTCTGCCGAAGATCGTTTCGGAGGAGACACGAGCCAGACCGAGTTGGGCTACGGTTTGCTCTGGGGTGCCCTCCAGACGCTCGGAAAGAGTCTTGGTGTCGTTGACGGGCCCTTCTACGGGGCGATAGACGGCGAGGCAGTCGGATCCCCGGTAAATGAGACCCTCTCAAAGTTCGAGAACTCCTTCGCCGCCTTTGGCGTCTCCAGCAGCAGTTCATACGAGGAAGAAACGACCGCCTACTACTACCCAACCGGCCTCCTCTTCGCCGGTTCGGGGTCATACGTCCACCCCAAAGGGGGTCAACGAGCAGACTCATCAGTAATCGAGAACATCAATGGCACCATGGCGTTCAACTTCCACGGGACCATGTTTGCACTTACCCACAGGACGGTCACAACCACTGGGTCACGGCGCACGCTCATACCCATCGAAAAGGATGTCACTAAGCAGGTAGGTCGAGTAGACCGCTCCGATCCCGGACTTACCGGCCTGGCCGATGCCGCCGGGGTGACCCGAGTTGCCACGGCATCCGCTACGGCACTGTCGCAGCAGTTGCAGTTGATACAGATGGAATGGGTGGAGACCTGGTCCGACGAACGCCCAGACACGAGTACAAGATCGCCCCCCGACCCCACCCCCGCAGAAACGGAAGCATACGCAACCTTCATCACAGCCATCACCGAAGACTTCGGATTTGAGGTGACTACCACAGGGGGAAAGACCACAGTACTGACCACTGAGTACACGGAGAGTGACGACTACTCCACCGTGCTTCCGGTGTCGGATAACCGAGGCTACGAGGTCTACGGCACACTCGCCTATGGGCGCGGGTTGACCGTGGAGTCGTACAAGACCCTGTTGGAGATAGGCGGTTCGTCCGCCAACACACAATCCATGCTCGCTGTGGAGCGGTTCTTCGCGGCATCCATCGCGGCCCTCACCCCAAAGGGCGTCGATGTTCCCAAAGCCCTTGGCCTTCTCGGGGCCGCGATCCGCGCCGAGTTGGCAGAGGGTCTCGGTGTTACCGAGGCCAACCTTCAGGGAGCCATTGAAGCCCTGCAAGCGGGCAGCACCTCGGAATCAATCTTTGTGAGGAACTCCCCGGTAACCACTGCGAGCCGAGGGCAGTCCATCGAGTTGGAGGTCAGCGCCGAGGAGTTAGCCTCCCTGACCACGGTAGACACAACGATCTGTCTGTGCAAAGGGGCAGAATCCTCCCACTGGCTACAAGCATTCTCCGGTGAGTTCGTAGAGTTGCATGACGATGAGAGTGTCAACGACTTCCTCACCACAGAGGCAGACGTGGCGGGCTACGACTACAAGATCGTGAAGCAGGCGCTTGGCGGGGAGATGATGGACATCTCCACGGGGAACAAGTTGGCCGAGACCTTCGCAACGGCGGGGGGCATGGTGAACAGCCTCACAGAAGCCGCCACCACCGCGTTTGGGGAGGAGGGGGAGATCGCGACCCAGTGGGAAGAGGCCATCACGGAAGTCGAACGCAACATCGAGAGCGTGACGCAACTCGTCGAGGCAGCGCAGGAGGCCGAGACGTTGGAGGAGTTCCAAGAGTTGGCTGAGGGTCGTTCGGAGTCACAGGGCACCGAGGAAGAAGAACAGGAACGCCTGGACGCAGCGGAAGAGAACTTGAACCAGAGTGTCACCCCACCGCTTTCCTATCGAGGCTTCGACGACTTGGAGGATGCCGAGGAGTACGGCGGTACGGGTGAGGAAAAGGAGGACTGATATGGGAAACGGAGACAGAAGACACGACGTCACCCAAGGTGAGATCAAGGTTGAGGTTGGACAATCCAACCTCAAGAAGAGTTCTCTGGGGGGAGGAAAGAACTTCCCCATGCGGCACGCCGTGGTGACGCGGGTGAATGCCAAGCGCATGGAGGTTGATCTGAAGGCTCTGGCTGGCGGGGATGCCCCGATGAAAAAGATCCCGATCACCTTCCCCGGTGCAGGGAACCGGCACTTCCTTGGGTCTATCCCAGAGGTGGGTGATATCTGCCTTGTGGGGCAGGCCCCCGCAGAGTCAGGAGCATCGAAGAGGTTCGTGATCTTGGGGTGGTATGTCCCCAGCGTGGATGCCGGGTACGACTGGCTCAACGTGAGATCCCATGCCCCCGGAGAACTCTCGTTGACCCCAAAGAACCAGGAGGTCTTGAAAGGGGTTGCCTCCATATCCCGCCACAAGTTGCGGCAGATTGAAGCGGGCAACATCATCGCCTCCTCCTCGCAGGGATCTGACCTGTTGCTCACGGAGAGCGCCACCTTGGCCAACCGGCGGGGGAACGAACTCATCCTGCGGGATCAAGATCAAGCCCTTGTGGTGAGGAGTCTTCAGCAGTTCCACGCAGGAGCGGGCTTCCGTACCTACTCCGGGATGATCCAGCGGGACGCGAACCTGTTGCCGACTCAGTTGGCGGAAGGAACCTACGACTGGGCTTCTGATCGGCAGGTGGACGAAACAAAAACCCCCCTCGCGCCTCCCAATCTCGAAAAAACCGAAAACAACGCAGGGGTGTACCGGCCCGCAGAAATCTTCGGCGGTGACTTCCTGTGCCCAGTCTCGCTCAACCCGACGATCACCTTGGGTCGAGGCATGTTCCTTGATGCCGCAGGCAATCTGGTCGTCGGGAAGTCTGCGACCTACGGCGGCAAGCCCATGTATCGGGTTTGCTCAGACCTGAAGTCCAACGGAGTGACCTCCGAGGGCGTGGGGATCTTCACTGAGTACCGCATTGAGGTGGCACACACGACGGATGGCACCCTGCCGGTCACGGAGCAAACGGATGGCCTGGATGTGGACCGCCTTCTGAAGACTACCCCTCCTTCGATGCCGGACGCCGACGGCGGTGCCGGGAACCCCCAAGACCCAAACAACCAGTCTCCGAACTCTCCGATGGTGGAGTTCGTCCTCGGAACCGTCGTCGGGAATGACCCCTTCAATGACCCCACTGGCTACGGGATCCCATTGGTGGCCAAGATCTCCACCGAGGACGGCTCGCCCGCACCGGGCATCCGCCCATACAACCCGGCGTCTGACAGCCTGGGAGACCAACTGGCATTTCTGATCCGCTCTCGTGATCCTGAAGACCCCACCAAGGAGTCGTTCATCGCCTTGTCGAAGGCTGGCGCATGGATGAGCAACTTCCAAGGCCACGGGTCAGCGGTTGTGCAGGAGAACCTCCGTACAGGCAAGCGAGTGTTCCTGGGCACCGATGAGGGCGGCACGAGCCAAACAACGACGGCACAAGGCACCATATCCATGACGGCAGCGCGTGGGCGACCTGCGGACAACGTGGGAGTGGAGATCTCATCCTCCGACGGGTCGGTGGAGATCTTTGGTGGCGGTGCAAACTCCGCTGGTGCTTCGGATGGGAACGAAAACCCCAACGCCCCATCGAATGCCAAGGTTGCGTTGTCTCTCAGGAGTGCCAGAAGCACCCTCGTAGAAGCAGCAGACAAGGTGCGACTCTCTGGGAATGAGATCGTAGAGGAAGCCAAAGTCATTGGGATGACCGCCTCTGCCGCACTCAACATAAACTCCGGGGACGCGGTGTCACTGTCCACAAAGACGATGGGCACGACCATCAGTGGGAAGTCTGAATACACCTTCGGTGGCCCGAAAGACTCTCTCCCCACGAACGGGAGCCTTCGCTCCACGGCTTTTACGGGGAATCCCGCAACAGGCGTTACTGGGGGCGCAGTGGACGAGTACTCCGTGCTCTACGGGGGCCGCTCAGAGGAGTTCACGCTGGGGAAGCACGACACGATGGTGAAGGTCGGGTCCATCAACTTCCGCAGCATGACAGTCGATACACCTGAGATGATGATCGTAGGGGCGGGGTTTATGCTGGGTACCGGCCTCCCCGGTCTCGACAACAAGGTTGATGCGGGAGTCTCCAGCCTTACCGCTACAGCCAACGTGGGCTCTGCCAAAATGTCTGCCTCAAAGGGCTCTGCCACGGTGTCCGGTACCGCTGGTACAACCATCAAGAGTCTTGCCAAGGTCGGGGTCAAGGGAACCTTCGTGAGCGTCTCTGCGAGCGGATCAACATCTGGTGGCGTGGTGACTGATGGCTGCCTCGACAGTCTCACAGGCCGACCCCTCATGACTTCCGGGACGGTCGGCTGTGTGACCTTTCGAGTGGGGTAAGATGGCTGTTACCCCACAGGCAGTGTCGGCTGCGATCATTGCAGCCAGTCCTGCGCTGAAAGGGCCAGCGTGGTTCCAAACCTGTACGGGCATAGGGATCGGGGTGGTGGCCTGGACGGTGAACCCTGTCAACGTGATATTGGTCGGGTCCGTGAACGGCACACTGGGCGGTGGCGTGGTGACCGGGAAGTTCGTGCTCCCGCCTATCCCGGCCCCGGTAATAGCCTCTGTGTCCGCTGGGGGGATGATAGGTATGTCCGCCCCCCAGATAGGAACAGCAGTCGGCATAGGAATCGGCACGTCTTACTCCGCGTCTGGGCAGTACATCGGGACAAGTGTGGGGGCCATAGGAGCGGACATCGCCAAGGTGATTTTTGCCAACCCGGCGACTCTGACCCCACTGCTGATAGCAGGAATGGCCGCACAAGGACTCATCGGCCCTGCTGCCAGCCAACTGGCTGCGGCACTCTCGCCCGGTATTGCGACTATGTTCCTTACTGGTTTTGGAACTGGGGTTGCAGCCGGTCCTACCGGCCCCGCGCCGGGTACTGGTGTGAGTAAGTCCAGCATCATCTGAGGGTCGCTACGTGGGTTTCAATCTCAACGGTTATGTGCTTCGTCCTGCCCGTGTGGCGTCCGGTAATGCCCAGGACTCCAACGAAGCGGTCACAGGTGTAGACCGCGACCACATCCTGCCCGATACGATGACCGCTTTGGGCTACCAAGTAATCCCAGTGGAGCCTGTGGAGCCCTATGCGGACATGTACCGGGCTGCGGTGCTGGAGAAGCCGGAATCCCAGCAGGGGACCGAGCAGTACTGCGTCTTCGCGGCGAGCACAGGCTCTCTAAGCACGGTTGAAGACGTCACGATGGCTATCGTGGGCGGCTCCTCTACTGGAGACCCCATCCCCGACACGTTGCCGGTACCGACTGCTATCCCTCTATACAATGACGGAACCACCTCCTTTTACATCCGAGATGAAGGCCAGCGCGACATCTCGGAAGTCATTTCCATCACAGTCCTCAAGGTTCTTCCTCTTCCCGAGGTCATCGTGTGCGGGGTCATCAATGATGATCCCACCATCGGGAAGGTCACACTCGACGCAACTGCCATCCTCGCCCTGGAGGGGGGTTTCTCTGCGGAGCGGGGAGATGCCATCGTAGCGACGGCCTACCTGTTGGCGAGTCCCGCCTTTTGGTGGACGAAGAACGATCCCGCCATGACTCGCTTTGGGTGGGACGGCAAGACTTCTCGATGGCTCCCTTTGAGGGGAGGGGCCGCGCAAACGCTGGGCGCGGTGATGCCAGAGGAAGAGTACAAGTTGGTGCCGCCGGTCTCCCGTTTTGAGATCAATGATCAACTTCCGGGTGACTCCGCTGACCCTGATGCGTTCGCGTTGGTGCGCTGCGGGCTCTATGCAGACGCAGACAGCACGCCTTTGAACATCCTCGTCGTGTCCGATGCAAACGCCAGCGGCGATTGGAATGGTGCCTGGGACGCCTTCAATGCGGTTGTGGGTGTCACTGCTGGTGTGTTGCTCCTCAACCCGGCCTTCGCAACAGACGAAGCGGGGCGCGACCTCTGGTACAACGCGGAAACCTACCTGCCGGATGCTGATGGCGACATGGGTGCCATGGTGGACTTTCCCACCGGGTCCAACCAGGGCTTCCCGTCGTTGTCCCCCACCCCCGAGGCCACAGACCGGCCCTTTCTGCGGATCGGGTCAAGGCGATACCTGACCCCAATCCCTGTGGAAACGGATGCTGATCTCGATGCCCCATCGGGGGTCACTACAGGTTCCTTCCAGTGGAGCAAGGCGACTGGCAAGATCGTACTCTCCGATGCAGACATCGCTCGCTGCACTCCCGGAGCAGAAACCCCGACGGACCCCGCTGACTACGAGATCCCCTACCTCGGAGCACGCCTGTACTTCGACGGGCTGGCGCTCAACACCCAGCCCCTCCCCCTCAAGGCACCCATAGCGGCGCTGAACGAGGCAGGACAACCCCTGGACGGCACCCACGCTGTGGTGGAGATGAGTGGCAAGGTCTGGGTGCCTCGGGCCGTGTGCTTGCCCCCTCCGGGCATCAGTGGCATCCGCTGGGAGGAGGACGGTACGGGGGAGACCCCCACAGCAGCCAACATCGCGTCCAACCCCCCGCAAACGCGCCCAAGGGGCTGTGGCCTCGTGCGTCGGATCAGCGGAGGCGGGGCCACACGCCTGTACGGAGACACCTTCCTTTTCAGCAAGGAGTACGCCTACGAGAACTTGGATGTCCTTGAGTACGACGAGGACTTGAAGACTCATAGGTTCCAAGTGCCCCGGAATGAGGTGGAGATCTCCCGGATGACGGTCGAGGACGCAAGCCTCCAGCCCTCGGGCTACGAGAACGCCTCGCGCATCCAGTTCCGACGACGGCCAGTACGCGATGAGCCTCTCTACTTCCGGTCGGCAGAAGCGATCCCCTCGGTCTACGCAGACGAGGCGCGTATCTTCTCCCGATTCCGTGAGGACTACACCTTCATAGGCAGTGAGATCATCCGCTTCGCCATCGACAACGTCCCCTACGAGTGGGGCGCGATCACCCTCAACCCCACAGGCATCGCTGCTGATTACTCTGCCGAAGATGTGGTGGCAGATATGATCGCCAACTCCACACCAGCGTTGCCCGCCGCCAATGTTGGTGTGATCCGAGGCCGGATCTTCCTGCAAGCCGACAACTTGAGCACAGGATCAGTGGAGATCGGGTGGAACGATCCCAACGGTGCCTACCCGGACACTGATCAAACTGATCTCTCAGGACACGCAGCACTGGGCTTCTTGCCCGGATGGCGCGTGGACATGGACGACGCGGAGGATCGCTTCCGCTGGCTGCCGGACAACGGGTCTTACATTGGAGTGTTCCGCAGCCCCGTGAACATGGACCGCACGGCAAGCATCCCAGATGTCCGAGCCGTGGACCGCCTCGACGACACTCTGTTGTCTGACAGCATCCCTGCCAACCCCTTTCTCACACTGACACCGCCCCCTCTGCTGGACGTTCCCGGCTACTCGGACGTCTCCCACTTCCAAGTGGTGCTGGGGATCCTTTTCATCGACATGGAGAACTACCAGACGACCCTGGACGTGGGAGTTGTCTACGACTGGGTAAACGACCGCCTCATCTGGTCCGCTGAAGGCACCACCTCGGGGACGCAGGTTCCGTACCCCACCTCCACCCTTCAACTGGAGCATGTCGCGGTGTTCCCGGAGACGGTTGACCCCCTCGCGATGGACGACACCACCTTTGGGTTGAATCTTCGGAGAGCGACTGACGTTGTTGGACAGACCCTCCCCGCTGATTTCACGGGTTCCCCGGACGACTTCACCATTGATTTCTTGATGCCCGGCGAAGGCCAGCCGGGTCAAGCGGAGTTGGTGACCCCAGAGGGAGAGGAGGTCGCAGCAGGCGGCAAGGGCACGTTCAACAGCGGGATCTCAGCGTTCTATGACATGAACGTCTCGGACCAGACGGCGCTCTATGACGCAGTTGAACCGGGCTACCTCCTGCACATCCTGGGTGGCGACGGGGAAGGCATCTACACGATCACCTTCAAGGGCACCTCGGTGAGTCCCGCGACCTTCACCGTATCCCCGACCTTCGCGGCTACCGAAAGTTCAGCCCAATGGCGCATCTACAAGGCCCAGACGAGGGACGATGTTGATCTGACCCTGCTGGCAGACGTGCAGCGGGTTGTGACCAACCACTTCCCGGAGGAGCCCTTCAAGGTCCGGGTTCTGACCTCAGCAGGTGTGGTTGGGCACGATGGCACTGCGCCCCTCCCTCTCAACGCCATTGTCGTCGATGCCATCGCTTCCAATCGCGTTGTCCGCCTGCGTTTCGGTCTGGAGCCTCAGTTCCCACTGGTCGATTTTGAGTTGGTTCCCACCTACCTCGTGCGGGGTGTGAACCTTGGCTTGGTCATGGCGTCCGGGCTGGTGTGCCCGGACCTCACCGATCCTCACCTGACCCTCTCGGTCACGGCCTCCTACTTCCAGATCCGCGTAGGGGCCATGCCCTTCTCCACTACCGACGGGAACCTGACCCTGAACGTGGGATCAGTGAACGTCGGGGACATCGACGTAGACACCTCCACGGGAGAAATCCTCGTTGGAGTGGACGTGGTGAGTGAACTCGGAGGTAGCCCGGTCTACTTCGACCAGTTGTTCCTCAATCCCGATGATCTGCCCAGCAAGGAGTGCGAGATCAACGGCTCCGACGGCGAGATCAGCATCCCCACTGGGGCTGCTACCGCCGAGGCGGGAAAGACCGCGTACCTCGTCGAGCAGATGGTCACAGAGAACAAACTCGACGTGGTCACCAACCCCATGAACGGGAGTGTCTTGTTCAACAAGCCGCTCCGGGAGTGGCAGATCGTCGAGGTCAACTACTTCCAGGCTGACACCAACGGCGACAAGGCCCTCGACGACAACGGCGACGAGATCGAGATCACCGAGTTCTTGTCTCTCATGGTGACCCTGGAGGTAGCCACCTACATCAATGACACCCAGTGGTCATTCAACCCCACAGAGAGAACCGTCTCCGAGAAGGTGGAGGAGTTCATGTGGGTCGGCTCGAATCTGATGAACTTTGCCGGGGTGTCCAACGCTACGGCAATCGACAACGTCATCACCATCATCGACGAGGCTGCGGCGCTTCTTGAGACTGACGCCGAGACCGTGGTGAAGATCAACTACGGGGTGCTGGAAGCCTTTGGGGGCGAGTCCGCGTACACCGTAAGCACGCCTCCCGTGTTCCGTAAGCCCTTCTGGATCGAAGCGGAGGCCAGCACCTTCACCCTGGAGACAGACCGCACAGGGGACTTCCTGGCGGGCCTTCTGATGGTACTGGGGCCGACCTTCCTTTACATCGACTCCAGCATCTACCAAGCGGACACAGACGAAACAACGGTAACCGTCTTTCCCCCTCCCGAACGGGAAGCAGGCAGCCGCGCTCCTGGGCGCGATGCGGGGCTCACCCTTTCCGACTTCCTTGTAAGCGTGAGTCGAGGCGGTTCGCCTGGGTTCATGCCTACTCTCGACACAGCCGTGACCCCACTACTGGAGATGGACAAGGGGCAAGTCACCGCGATCTTCTACGGGGATGTTCGCCAGTGGATGAAAACGAACCATCTCCTTGAGATCGGTGGCTACCCCTACCTTATCGTGGCTTCTGCCATGTCAGAGGACGGGTACAACACCCTCGTCCAGTTGGGAACGCCAGCCTACAAGGCGCACGACAACAGCGAAGAAGTCAGGGTGTCAGTGCGGCAGGTCTACGCTCCCGCTCCGGTCGAGTTCAGGGGGATCAGCCCCTTCGTCCCCTCCGAGGAATACGACCTGTTCCTGATGGGCCGCGTGGACAGCGATGGCACAGACCTTCCGGGCAAGGTCTTGGTCGAGGGCATGGACTACACCGTGGACCCTGCATCCGGCGATGTTGTGTTCCAACACCCCACCCAGGCAGCGTTGCAGCCTGGGCAGTACCTCCATTTCCGCTACACGAGGCTCATTGCAGTGGGTCCGACGGCAGCGGACGGGGCTGTCCTGTACCCCGTGTACCGTGGGCGGTACCTCTACATGGTCACACCGTCGGTGGAGAACCGACTGCTGGGTGCCGTGCTGAAGGCACAGTACTCCTACCGTAGCCAAGACTCGTTCTTCTACTCGATCCAGATGATGGAGGAGTACCTCGGGGAAGTGTCCGTTGTGTCCGCCAAGCAAGGTGTGATCCCATACTCGGGCGGCCCCGCGTTCTTCACCGCCGGGGCAGAGGACATCTCCAAGAAAGGTGGTTTCGGTTTACGGGGTGGGGCCGAAGATGCGGCTAACCAAGACCGGGGAGCGCGGGTCTTCGTCGAGTTCTTCAACGGGGTCATCCTGGCCTTTGAGCAGGTGCTTGAGGCCATTGACGGCAGGATCATCGGGGACCGGGACGGCAAGTTCCGGTTCTTCATCGGGCACGACAAGAGGTACTCGCCACCGGGCTACGAGGACGCGATCACCGGGAACCTCAACAACAGACTGTTGTGGCGTGAGATCATCGACGCCTGGGCTCCCTCTGCGTTTGCATCTAACGACGGCTACTTCCGAACCAAGGACATCATCTACCTGCCCCCGGCAGCAGAAGTTCCCTTCCCCGACGCCGCTGTCCCTGAAGGACGTCCGGGCGAGACAAGCGGGCCGACCATGGACCCGGCTCTGTTCACCTTCTTTGTTGACCAGCAGCATCGGTACATCAAGAACGACATGGACGACCGGGTGTTGGTCAAACTCGGCAAGCCGATCTTTGATTTCAGTGGCACGTTCATGTTCCCGGTCCTTACGTTCAAGGGCAACTTCGACGGCATGTGGGAGGACCACCGCTTCTCCCGGCTGTTCCCGACCGAGACGGAGCACTTCTCCCGGCTGTTCCCTGGCATCAACTATGACCCGGCGACCCAGTACCCCGGTTTCTTCACCCCCGGACGGGACATCGAAGTGCCTGGGCCGGAACCGGGTGAGACCAGCGAACAAACGGTCAGCACCACCTTCAAGCCGAACGGTGTGGTCTCCAACAACGCGCTGGGTGAGATTCCCAACATCATCGAGGTCAATGCACAGCCCCGGCAGGCACGAGGGCGGGTGTGGGCCTACTACCCGAGCGGGTCCACAGAGTTGGACACCGCCCTTGGGATCATCACGGTCGGCTACGCAACCATCGTGGCGACCCCATTGACGCTGGGTGAGTTTCCCATCGATCCTGACACGGGCTTCCCCGACGTCTCAGACATGGTGACGTCCACCAACCCCACGGGCACCGTGTACTCACTGGAGTCCGGGAACCCAGACATGGCGACCCCAGTCTTTGAGGTAGGTCAGCGGGCCAACTACGGCAAGCCTGATGGTTCTGTGTACTCCCTCAAGGACTCGGACGGCAACGGCATCTACGTCGAGTCGGTGTTGGCGGGCTGTGTCCTGATTCTGGGCACCACAGACGACGGCGGAAGTTCCTTCGACAAGGTCGGCGGCAACGGGGTCTTTGTGGATGGGGCTTCCACAGATCGCCTTGACACCGTGATTTCAGACGACGACGGCTACGCCGACACCGTGTTCATCGGTGTCGGAAGTGGGGCTGCATGGGACGACGGTGCAAGCACCAGTGACGCAGAAGAGTTGGCCGAGTTGCAAGCGGCCATGGCCGAGGCCATCCCCAACTATCGGATGCGGTTCGATCTCGGTCTGGGCAAACTCCAGGGCAACTTCAAAGACGTCACACTGCCCGGTCCTGACGACAACTTCTTTCTGGACCTACAGGCCCTATTTGGGCAGAAGCCTCCCGACCCGCTCACCTGCGTCGAGGGGAGTGTCCAGTTCATCAACACGGACACGGAGCCGCTGAAACTACCCTGCTTGCTGGGCGAGGACAAAGACGACTCCGGGGACCAACAGATCCCGTTCATGAAGGGTGTCCCGAACGAGTTGCAGGTGTTGGGCGAGGTCGCCCCGCTGTTGGAGGGCATCTACGAGGACACGGGCTATACGACGCCCTACGCCCCGGCGTATTACCCCAGTGACGAGGAGCAGGTCTTCAAGGCTGTGTACCCGGACGAGACTTTCGTCGGGGACGGCGAACTGTACGAGGCTACCGTCTGGGCTGGTTATCCCAAGAACCCGGCCACGCTCTACACCGACAGGAAACTGGACGAGGCCACGGTGTGGAATACCGCCAACCCCACGCTCACAGACAATACCGGGCTCGGTGATCTCAGGCGCTTTGACCTCCTGTTCTCCCAGGTGGAGCAAGGAGCAGAGAGCACTGGTTTCTGGGAAGGAGCAACGGGCATCTTGGAAGTGGCGGATGTCGTCTACGAGGTGAACGGCACAGACACCCCTGGAACCATCGAGATCCCTCGTTTCGTGTCCCCCGCCATGAAGGGGGCAGTGGAGAGCCCCATGCCGCTGGCTGACAGAAGCCATCGCTACACGCTGCGTGGGTGGGCTGCTTACGTGGAGGAGACTGAGGGCGGCAACGAGGGGGTCAAGATCCCGACAGCGTCGACCTACGATGGGCCGTCATCGACGTGGACAACAGTCATCGACTTCAGCACCATCACCAACTCCTCCTCAACGGGGGTCATGCCGGACCTCTCACTGCTGGACGGCATCATCAACCTGGGAGCGGCTGCGGGGGTGTTCAACGCATTCGTGATCAGGATCTATGACCCGGACCCCAACGCTAACCCCGGCGAGGCGTTCCTCGGAGCCATCACCATCGTCACAGGTAACGGGATGCTGGTACGGACCTACTTCTACAACGCGCTCACTGGCAACATCCAGGCTCCCTCTCCGGGTGGGCACCCGGTCTTCGGGTCCGACACCATCACCCTCAACTACTGGACCGGGTGGCCCGGATCGACTGACAGTCTGGAGGACGCACTGGGCTTGAACATCGGCACCAACTACGACTTCAGGCTGGACATCGACACCTACGGAGACGTCGAGACAGGGAGTGTCTCCAGCAATGCGGTTGTGGGCGGTAACTGCATCGGATCAGAGACATGCGCGGTGCTTAGGGACAGGCTCACCTTCACAGAACTTCTCGACTTCACCCTCGCGAAGCCGCGTGACTACCTCCCGGCCAACGGGGATTCCGTCGAGTTGGGCGCAGCCCTGAACGTCTGGGAGATCACCGCCAACGGCGTGTCCGGGTTGACGGTGAACGACGCAACTGAGATCAACGGGAGCGCGGGGTTGTACCTTACCTTCCTCAACAGGTTGACCATCGACGGGGTGACCCCTGGATACAGTGCAGACACTCTGAACTATGTCGGCACCTTCGATGCGGGAACGAACACAGGTGCCGTCCGGTTGATGTCCTGGGAAGGGCACGGGAACATCCCACTCGCGCCCACCAGCGGAACAGAGATCGAGGGGATCACTCTGTCTGCGGCATCCTCCTCGGACCTCCAAGCAACAGTGGGTGAGGCAGGCGACTACATCATCTGCGCGGGGACTTACACCTTCTACGACGGGGACTCGGACCTGACCCGAGTGATCACAGACATTGGCACCTACGTGTTGGAAGGGAACCGGAACTACCTCCTCACTGGCACTGGCAGCGTGGGGGGGCCGACCAACATCGTCCCCAATGACATCTGTGTCATTGGGGGCAACCCCTCATTCGTTGATCTCGACGGGGGTGCGGTCAAGTGCGGCACCTACCTCGTGCGGCACGCAGTCCCAGACGGTGACGGGACTTACGTGACCGAGGAAACCAGTCAGATGATTCTTAGCGGGCAGGAAGACCCCGCCGTCTCAGGCGTCGGCGCACTTCTGCTCGCTGGACGCCAGTGGCACGAGCCGGGTGTAGCACCGTTCCCGGCATCGCAGGCTACTGGACCGTCAGCGGACACCTGGGACGGAAACACCACCGATCCCACAGCGGGCAGCAGCGGAGCGGACTACCTCCCCGCCGGGGACGGCTTCGTGGACCTCACCTTCCCCACGATCAGTGCCTTCGACGAAGACGCTGAAACCATCACCTTGACTGGTGTACTCACAGTGATGGGGAGCCCAAGCGCACCTACCTCGGGCACAGCCGGACACGGGTGGGGGGCCAGCGGCAGGCTGTACCTGATCCTCAAGAACCAGTACGCCTCGTACTCCGAGGACGTGGATGGGTCTGGCCCTGACCCGGCGAATACGGGATGGATCGTGGACGCTGACAGCGTGTACTCCGTCGCCTACTCCAGCGTCACTGACTGGGACTACGCGACTGGAACCCTCGTCATCAACACGAACGTGACGGTAGACCCGACTACCGGCCCGAGGTATGCCGACGACGACACGCTGGACCCTGCGGACTTCTGGGCTGCTGTTGCTCTCCACGTCGGAGGCAACGTCTCTGGCATGACCTATTTCGGCATACGGCAGATGGGATCACACCTCCCAGGCAACAACTTGCTCGGCCCCGAGATGCGGGACGGCGCTCATGATCTGATGGCTGGATTCCAGTCCATCACGATAGGCAACCGCAATGCCACCATGCTTGACCCCGCACTCGACATTAATGGCCTCTCCCCACTGGCTGCTGATGACGTTTGGCGTGTCTTCTCGGCTGGATCTAACTTGGTTCACGACATTGAGGGGTTCTTCCCAGTAGGCGCGGACGAAATGGTAGCGGGGATACCCACGCCCCAGGACAACACGGAGTTCTACCCCCGAAAGAAGGCTGTGGTGTACGGGCGCATGTACCAGCCGGACTCCAGTGGCGGTATACGAACGGACCCGGTTGCTGGTGTCTGCACGTACTTGCAGACCGACGCTTACCCCGATTGGTGGGCCTCGTGGAAGGAGATTCACTTCGGGGACGATAAGGAGGTCTACCACCTTAGCGGGACGCTGATCAGCGCCGAAAGACTCTACAGGTCACTGGGTTGCTTGCTGCCTTCCGACCGATGGGTCGCCTCAAATAACATCGACCCCATCGGGGACGGCACGAAGGGTGATCCAGGCTTCTTCGCGTACTCCGGGGTGTTCCTTGAGCCCTCGTTCCCGCGCCCTGTTCAGAACATCAACAACGACCAGCGCAAGGTCGTGGCCGAGTCCTACGACACGCTGACCACAGACACCATCGGCGCACGGGACTACGAACCCTTCTCCGCAGCGACGGTGCCGCGAACAGAACACGAGTCCGTGTTCGCTTCCATCCGACGAACCCGGCGCTGGCACCAGATCCAGATAGATATCATCGACCTCGTGGAACCCCTGCGGTACGTCTACGAGATCCGACGCGGGTTCATGGGCTCCTACGACGACGCATCCCGCACCTTGGTGGCCTTGACGACCGTGTACGACGGTTATGCCACCAACCTCGGGGCGTTCGACGATGACGACGTGAACATCCACGCTGGGGACGTGGTGCGTGTGGTGGATGAGAACGGGGAGGTGCTCGACACCGCAGAAATCCAGCGGGTCGAGGATGCCACCACCTTGATCCTACGCCGTCCTGGCTTGACCAACCCCGCCATCGTGGGTGACGAGGAGTTTGAGGTCTACATCGAGCAAGCCATTGTCCCGCATGAGCAGTCCAATGAGCAGTTGCTTGATCTCCTGACTCAAGAGGTCGTGTTCACCCGGCGCGTGCCCTACGTTGACCCAGCCGAGGACGGCGGATTCATCGACGTGGACAACGAGATGAAAGACACCGCAGTGACCTCGTGGACCGAGGAGGGCGTCCAAGAGGACGACTATGTGATCATCGACCCCGCTGGCCCCCTCTACAATGTGCTGGAACAAGGGGCACGACCCTTCGGGGATAGCAGCGTTGTCAGTCGTCCCGTTGACCCGCCTTACATTCC